CGGAGGCCGGCCCACCCCCGCAGGCGTCGACGCTAGCCTGAGCATGGATGGGGACGCTGCGTACAGCCCTGTAGCGGGTGGAGATGACTTGGAGCGGCCGCAGTGAATTTCGAAATTATCATGTACATTGACCTCGTGAAGACTTATAAGTTAGCATGCAAGTTTGCATCTCAAAGTACATTCTTGGTACCGACAAGCATCTGATCTTTAGTAAAGCTGAGGACCTGTATAGCTGGTCTCCCGAGATCCCAGAAAACGCTTGGTTCTACGGTAACGCACCTGACTATGACAGATCGCTAAACGATCTATGTCTTCTTTTTAATGTGACGCCCAGAGTGACGCCACCAGAGAAATATGTCAGATCATTTACAGAAGTCGGCATGCCCGGCGGTCTCTCTGTACCTTGGCATCTTGTACTACCACACGATGAGTTCAGAAAGTATATTTCTAGCCTTCTGGGTGACCTCCAGAGATCCCTTAATGAGCTCAATGATACAACATACTGCGAAAAGTTTCTAAGCAACAGAAGGGCTCTGACATCATTGTACGATAGTCACATAGATATAGACCTTCTTAATCATTATACCACAAGTGAGGTCAATCCTACACTTCTCTCTACGTTAAAAAGCTTCACACCTGATGACACCGGCCGATTAAAGAAACCGGTTTATCAACAGGGCTCAACTGGAAGGACAACTGTGAAACGTGGGCCCAAGATCTTAACACTAAAGAGGGCCCACCGAGAGATTATTAAGTCCAGGTACAAGGGCGGCAAGATAGTTCAATTAGACTACTCTTCTCTCGAGCCTCGAATCATGCTAGCGATAGCAGAAAAGAAGGTCCAGGGAGATATCTATAATGACATAGCTTCAAAAGTCAAGTTGAACCTAGACAGGACCAAGCTCAAGATGGCCGTTATGGGAGCACTATATGGAATTTCATCACCGAAACTCCAGGGACTACTACCCAATTCTATTGATGCTTCAGAAGTACTTGATCAAATCAGGCAGGTGTTTGGAATCAATTCTTTAGCCAACAAGCTAAAAAAAGAATGTGTTGCTAATGGAAGGATTGTCAATCATTTCGGCCGCCCATTATACTTTTCAAGATGCGATGACCACTTGCTTGTAAGCCACTATGTTCAGTCTACAGGCGTAGATGTATGTCTATCTGGGTTTAGTCGTATCATTGACTTCATCAAGCAAGCCAAGATGAAAACAGTTCCAATCTTTCTAATTCATGATGCACTTCTGCTTGATGTCCCACCTGACGAGATAGATAAGCTTGACCTGCTTAAAGACACTGGGTCTTTAATTGATGGATTTGATGTGTCATTTCCTCTTAACGCTAGTGATGTTTTGGGCGAAAGTTTTACTTAATTGATTGAAACATTGCTCTGTGTTGTGATAATTACATCTAGATAATCTCTATGATTAGGAGAAATAAAATGAAGATCAACAGACGACAGCTGAGAAATCTTATTGCTGAAGAGATGAAGAAAACCACAGACTTAGCAATTGCTCATGATGATACAGCAGATGTAAAAGCACAGGAAGACACTTGGGCCGGAGGACAGAATATCCACTGGGACAAGAATCATACCGATGATCTAATAGAAGCCATGACGTCAGAAGAGCTTAGAAATTTTGTTCTTTCTGAGCTTAAAAGCCTCGTTTAATTTGTAAATCTTCCTATGACACATTACCTTTTAAAAGGAGGTAATTTTGAGTCAAGTAAATGCGGAAAAGATCCAAAGTAATTTTGATCTCTTCTATAAACTAAGTCAGAAGGATGAAGCACGATCAGAGCTTTACTCTTTCTTTATTGAAACATTGGGTGATCGTTTGGCTTTGTGCCCGTACAGCGGCCGCGAGGAGTATGGCTGGGCCCAGCCCGGTGGTCTTATTGAGTATTCTCTAAGTGTACTTAATGGATTACGAAGGGAAAATGATGCCCATGGTTTGGGACTGTCTGTAAGCTCCATGATCACGGCATCGCTTTTCCATGCAATTGGAAAAGCGGGTGATTTAGAAGATGATCTATTTGTGCCCGAAGATTCTCAGTGGCATCAAGAAAAGTTAGGTCAATTTTATAAGTACAATGAAAAGATTGGAAAGATGACTGTTGAACATAGATCAGTCTGGCTGCTTAATCAAATAGGTGCACGACTTTCGAGAGAGGAGTATCTAGCAATTCTTTTGAGTGCAGGAGCACTTTCTGAAGAAAGCAAGTTCTATTTAAATTCTCAACCAGTACTTTCTATCGCGCTAAATAATGCCATAAGAATGACGTTAGCGCTAAAAGACCGATAACTAAAGGATATTTATCTTCATGCCACGTTCAGCAGAATTTCATATAAGTCCTGGAACCTACGCCGGCGGACGCCGACCAATCTATGTAGGCACTGGGGGTGATCCTTCTGCACCAGCTTCGTCGACTGCTACGATACCCAGGTCCCTCAAGGGAGCATTAGACCCAGACTGCGATGACGAGTTATTCGACTGCCCAGGCAAAGAAATGGAAGAGGAAGAAGAAATGGCTGAAGCATTGATAAGAGAATTCGTTAGAAGCATTCTTCTCATGGAGAAAAAAGAAGAGATAATAGACGAAGATGAGCTACCTGAGGATGAAGAGTCCGAGGTAGACGAGATCAATGCGATAGGAATGGGCGGGGGAGCAGGCGTTTCAAGAGGCACTATCAGAGGTGTTAATCTTCCTTTGGGAATGTCTCCTCCATCACACGGTAGAAAAAGAAGATCACCTGCCGAAGCAGCAGGGAGTGGGTTTGGTGGAGCCAAGCCTTACATGCCCGGGAAGAAGAAATCAAAGGGCAAAAAGAAAAGACGTAAGTCTAAATAAAAATTTGTACAACTAAGCACAACAAGATATACTGTATAGCAATTAAACATTTGCACATTAAGGAGTTAAAAATGGCAATTGATCTCGACGCAATTAGGAAGAAGCTGAGTCAGCTTTCTGGTAACAGTTCAAAGCGCAACACTATGTGGCGCCCACAGGAAGGTGAGGAGCACACTGTTCGTTTGCTTTCTTTCCAAGATAATGACGGGCAACCTTTTAAGGAACGTTATTTCTATTATAATATTGGAAACAACCCGGGTCTTCTCGCACCCTATCAGTTTGGTAGTCCTGATCCAATTCAGGAGCTGATTACTAAGCTCCGTGATGATGGTTCTAAGGAGTCTTATGAACTGGCAAAGAAGCTCTATCCTAAGATGCGTAGCTACGCCCCTGTAGTCGTCCGCGGAGAGGAAGATAGAGGCGTACGTCTCTGGGCTTTTGGTAAGACTGTTTATCAGTCGCTACTTAACATCATGCTTGATGAAGACTACGGAGATATTACTGACCCCACTGAGGGTCGAGATATCAAGGTTGTTTGCAATAAGCCCCCTGGTCGCATGTGGGCAATGACCGAAGTTCGCCCAAGAGGTAAGGATTCAATGCTGTCATCTGATAAGGCACAATCCACCGGATGGATTCAAAGTATTCCAGATCTAGATGATATGTTCACTTGCAAGACTTACGAAGAACTTGAGAAAATTGTTAACGATTGGCTCAACGGTGACGATGAAGCTGATGATTCTGAAGGAACCGAGTACAATACTACTACTGCTTCTGCTCCAACTACGACTACTACGTCTGATAGTTCTACAGATGCCAGCTATAAGTCTCTTGATGATGCCTTTGCTGATCTAGAAACAATGTGACTTACTAATCTCTTGATTAGCTAAAGGACGGCTTCGGCCGTCCTTTTTATTATGAACACTTTGATAAACGCACATTAGTATTCAGAAGAGGACTATGAATGGCAAAACGAAAGACGATAACAAGTGAAGAAAAACGAACAGATGATTTTACAGCTGATCTAATAAGCTCTCTTAATAAAGAGTTGGGTGAAAGAGTTGCATATAATCTTGCTTATGATGAATCACCAACACATGTCAATAGGTGGATTAGCACAGGATCACAATTGCTTGATTATATTTGTGCAAATCGTCGAAACGGAGGATTACCTGAAGGCAGAATTATAGAGATATTTGGTCCACCCTCAATTGGTAAGTCCCATATTGCAACACAGATTGCTAGAAGTACACAGCATATGGGGGGTATTGTTGTTTATATTGACACAGAGAACGCAACCTCTGTTGATAATTTAAAAATGCTTGGTATCAATGTCTCTAATAGATTTGTATACGTAGATACTCACTGCACAGAAGAAGTATTATCAATCGCAGAAGCTACTATCATGAAAGCCAAGGCCATGGACAAAAATATCCCGGTGACAATTGTTTGGGACTCCGTCGCGGCGTCCTCTCCAAAGGCAGAGTTACTAGGAGACTACGATAAGGAGTCTATAGGCCTCCAAGCTAGGGCAATTTCTAAGGGTATGCGAAAGATTACAGGTGTTATAGCAAATCAAAACGTGCTATTCGTAATTCTTAATCAGATCAGAACCAAGATTGGTGTTATGTATGGAGATCCTGATACAACTCCGGGCGGAAAGGCAATACCCTTTCATGCCTCAACACGTATTAAGCTAGGTGCAGGGCAACAAATCAAAGACGGAGACGATGTAATTGGTATTCACGTGTCTGCTAAAACGATCAAGAATAAGGTTGCGCCACCTTTTAGAAAGATTAACTTTGAGATTCACTTTGGTGTAGGTATCAAAGAGCACGAGCAAGTCTTTGATGTACTTAGAAAACATGGCCCTGAAATCATTGACGGAAAAGAACTTACTATTGCCGGTACCGGCGCATGGAAGACGTTTACTGTCGTAGATGCTAAGACCGGGGAAATAGTAATAGAGAAAAAGTTTCATAAACAGTCTTTCGATGAAGTGATGTCAAATCCCGAGTACGCAAGTTATATAAATGATTTACTTGAAGTAGTAATGGTTAAAAAGATGGCAGGCCAGGAATATGATATAGACCCAGAATCATATGAAGAAATAAGGGCTATTGCAATGGACGGGGCTATCAAATAAATGGCAGATCGTCCCATTCTTTTAATTGATGCATACAATGTTTTCACTAGACATTTTTGTGCAAATCCAACGCTTAATAGACATGGGGAGCCTATAGGCGGAGCAGTAGGCTTCTTAAATGGATTAAAAAATATTGTATCTGAAGTGTTTCCCAAGTCTGTGTATGTGATTTGGGAAGGTGGAGGATCTTCAAAAAGAAGAAAGATATTTCCAGACTATAAAAAGAATAAACGACCACAGCGTCTCAATAGATTTTATTCAGAAATTCCCAACACGGTTAATAATAGAAATGGTCAGGTGACATTTCTCATTGATCTACTTAAAAACACTCCGATCTGTCAGGTTTATGTATCTGATTGTGAAGCAGATGATGTGATCGGTTACTTAGCAAAATATACGTTTTCTGATGACAAGTGTGTAATTTATTCTTCTGATAAAGATTTCTATCAACTTGTTTCTGACAGGGTTATGATTTTTTCTCCAACAAGCAAGAAGTACATTCAGACGGCAGACGTAATTGAAAGATTTGCTATTCATCCACAAAATTTTTGTCAAGCAAGAACATTTTGTGGAGATGCTTCAGACGGAGTCCCAGGAATAAAAGGTATAGGCTTTAAGGTCCTGGCCAAGCGTTTTCCCGAACTATCATTAGAAGAATTTGTAAGCGTTGAAGATATAATTAAATTAAGTAAGCAGAGAACACCAAATTCAAAAGTTCAAGCTTATAAAAAAATAGTAGAGTCAGCCAGCGTTGCTCGAAGGAATTGGAAGTTAATGTACCTAGACACAATGAATTTAACCGCAACTCAAATTCAAAAGATTAATGGCGTGGTTAATACTTTTGTACCTTCTCGTAATAAAATAGCGATGATGAGAACTTTATCTGTAGAAGGCTTGCATACTTTTGATATCGATTCTTTGTTTTTATCTTTAAATTTTGCTCTAAGAGGTTAGAATGTCCCAAGAGGTCGCAAAGATTCAGTCTTTGCAAAATAGTAATAGTCAATTTAAACAGTACGGAAAACAATTCCAGGAAAAGATCTTCCAGAGCCTTCTACATGATCATACTTGGGCTGCTCAAATGATTGAAGTAATGAGCCCGGAATTCTTTGAATTGAAATATTTGCATTATCTAACTGAGAAATATTTCAAATATCATGAGCGTTATAAGTGTTTTCCAACGCTGGGATTGCTTGTCAGTATCATACGTGAAGATCTGAGCCAAGGAAATGACGTTGTTTTGAGAGAGCAGATAGTTGAATATCTATATAGAATTAAGTCAAATCCGGACCATGGTGATCTGCAATATGTAAAGGACAAATCTCTTGATTTTTGTAAGCGCCAGGCGTTCAAAGCAGCACTTCAAGAATCTGTGAATTTAATTCACGATGGTCAATTTGAAAATGTGCTTACTATTATGAAAAACGCAGTATCAGTCGGCATGCCGTCTTCAACGGGGCATGATTTCTTTGAAGACATTGAAGCTAGATTTATCAAGGTTAATCGAAGAGTTTGTCCTACTGGAATGCCAGAGCTGGATAGAAAAGATATACTTAACGGCGGCCTCGGCCGCGGCGAGATTGGCGTTGTCACGGCCAACACAGGCGTCGGAAAATCTCACTGGCTCGTTGCAATGGGCGCAAATGCTCTTCGTCATGGAAAAAATGTTGTGCACTATACGTTCGAGCTCACAGAAACAGCTGTAGGTTTAAGGTATGACTCAAATCTTTGCAATATTCCAAGCAATGAAGTGCAAGATAATAAGAATCATGTATTGTCTAAGTATGAAGACAGAGAGCTGGGTAGACTCATCATCAAAGAGTATCCGACTGGAACAGCAACCGTGCAGACAATTAGAAACCATATTGAAAAATTAAAATTTAAAGAATTTATGCCCAATTTAATTATAATCGATTACGCAGATATTATGAGATCATCTCGTCAATACGACTCTCTCAGACATGAGCTTAAATTGATTTATGAAGAATTAAGAAATTTAGCGATGGAGATGAGTATTCCCGTTTGGACTGCAAGTCAAGCAAACAGAGACTCAGCAAAATCGGACATAGTTGGACTTGAGAATATGGCAGAAGCATACGGAAAGGCAATGGTTGCAGATGTAGTTATTTCTCTTTCACGAAAACCAATGGAAAAGTCCTCTGGCGTCGGTCGTCTTTTTGTTGCTAAAAATCGTGCAGGTCGAGACGGTCTTGTATTTCCAATCAAGATGGACACAGCAAGATCGATAATTGAATTTTTAGATGAAGAAGATCTAGATCTCAGAGAAGTTACAGAAAATGATGCGAGAACGATGAAAAACTTATTAAAAGCTAAGTGGAAAGAAGTTCAGCAAGATTAGTTGGAGTACTCATGAATGACAAAATCACGTATGAACAAGCCTTTACAAAGTCATTAGAGTATTTTGATAATGACGAATTAGCTGCAAATGTTTTTGTAACAAAGTATGCACTAACAAATAAAGATGGTGATTTTCTCGAAGCAACACCCGATGATATGCATGAAAGAATAGCATCAGAGTTTTCCAGAGTAGAAGCAAAGTATCCCAATGCTATGACAAAAGATGAGATATTTGACCTCTTAAGAGATTTCAAATATATAGTACCTCAGGGTTCACCCATGTCAGGAATAGGTAATACCCATCAGGTTCAATCAATATCGAACTGTTTTGTTATAGAATCGCCGTATGATTCTTACGGAGGGATTCTCAAGACCGATCAAGAGCTCGTTCAGATCGCCAAGCGCCGTGGAGGAGTAGGCTTTGACATATCAAATATACGACCAAAAGGGCAAACAACTGGCAATGCAGCTCGAACAACTGATGGAATTGAAGTTTTTATGGACAGATTCTCTAATTCATGTAGAGAGGTAGCTCAGGGCGGCCGCCGCGGCGCCCTTATGTTAACAATGTCTGTTCACCATCCGCAGATTAGAGATTTCATAAAGATTAAACGAGAGTTAACTAGAGTGACAGGCGCTAATATTTCAATTCGTGTAACAGATGAATTTATGCATGCAGTCAAGACAAATAATACCGTTCAGCTGCGCTGGCCAGTAGAATCAGATAACCCAGAAATAGTTAACGAAGTAGAAGCTTGTAAGATCTGGGATGAGATTATTGAATCAGCTCATGCATCTGCCGAACCGGGTGTCTTGTTTTGGGACACAGCTACAAACATGACACCCTCTGATATATACGCGAAAGATGGGTTTGGATCAACATCTACAAATCCGTGTGGTGAGATTATTTTATCTCCATATGATAGTTGTCGATTAATGTTGATTAATTTGACTTCATTTGTAACAAATTCGAGGACAAGTACTTCGACTTTTGATTACGGTAAGTTTTCAACAGTGGTTCAGCAAGCTCAGCGCTTGATGGATGATATGGTTGATTTAGAAATAGAGCAAGTCGATAAGATCCTAACAAAGATTAAAAATGATCCCGAGCCAGAGTCAGTTAAAAGAATTGAGATTGACTTGTGGACAAATGTAAAAAATCAAGCAATCGCCGGCCGGCGAACAGGTCTGGGGATTACAGGCTTGGGCGACACGCTAGCAATGTTAGGCACCAGATACGGATCTGACAGGTCAATCGAAATCACCGAAGAGATTTATAAGTGGCTCGCGCTTAATTCATATGAATCTTCAATCCAGCTAGCCAAAGAACGAGGCTCGTTTGATGCGTGGAACCTTGAAAAAGAAAAAAATCATCCGTTCATTAACAAAATAATATCAAAGCTATTGCCAAGTAAAGTTTCTGATTATCAAAAGTATGGAAGAAGAAATATTGCAAATACAACAACAGCCCCCGCGGGATCTGTATCTGTATTAACTCAAACAACGTCTGGAATCGAACCAGCATTTATGCTTCATTATACACGAAGAAAGAAACTAACTGGCCAAGATGAAAATGCGAGAGTCGACTTTATTGATGACAGCGGTGATAAGTGGCAAGAATACGCTGTATATCATCATGGATTCAAGCGTTGGATGAACTGCATGGAAAAATTAGATCCAGGCCTCTTCAACGACCTTACAACTGCTGAGATGATTACAATGAGCCCTTACGTTGGTTCAACTGCTGGCGAAATTGATTGGGTCGCAAAGGTCCAAATGCAAGCTGCTGCGCAGAAGTGGGTATGTCATGCGATTTCTAATACCACAAACTTACCTGCCGAAGCCGATGTCGAGACTGTCAAGCAAGTCTACATGACCGGTTGGGAGCTTGGTTGTAAAGGTGTCACAGTATATAGGGATGGTTCACGCGCAGGAGTATTAGTTCAAACTAATAATAATGAAATCGCCACGCAAGACATGCTATTCAAAACCAATTCGGCTCCAAAGCGCTTAAAGGAACTTGATTGTGATATTCATCAAGCTTCTATCTCCGGGGAACCATGGACAATCATCATAGGATTGCTTGAGTCTCGACCTTATGAAATTTTTGGAGGTAAATCTGAATACGTTGAGATTCCTCGAAAGTATAAAAGTGGTTCCCTAATTAAGCGACCAAGAAAAACAATGAACTCTATATACGATTTAAAATTTGGAGAAGACGGTAATGAAGTCATTGTGAAAGATATTGTGAAGATATTTGACAATCCCAATCACTCTGCATTTACAAGGACATTATCGTTAGCATTGAGACACGGTGCGCCCGTTCATTATATTTGTGAACAATTGCAAAAAGATAGAGACGCAGATCTATTTTCTTTTTCAAAAGTTATTTCTCGATGTTTAAAGAAGTATATCACTGATGGAACAAAAGCAAGTAATGGAGTTTTTGATACAGCATGTTGTGACAATCCAAATATAATCTATCAAGAAGGCTGTGCTACATGTGCAAACTGTGGTATGGCTAAGTGCGGATGAATAGTTAAATAAGGAAGGGAGCTGATGTCATATTCAGCAAAAGTTATTGATCACTTTGACAACCCAAGAAATATGGGAAGCTTAGATAAGAATGACACTCAAGTTGGAACCGGTATCGTCGGAGCCCCCGCCTGTGGAGATGTAATGAAGCTACAACTTAAGATTAATGAAAAGGGTATAATTGAAGAAGCTAAGTGGAAAACTTTTGGATGTGGGTCTGCTATAGCTTCTAGCTCATTAATTACAACTTGGGTTAAGGGAAAGACGTTAGAAGAAGCAGAAGTTATTAAAAATTCTGAAATAGCACAAGAGCTTTCCCTCCCACCTGTTAAGATTCATTGTTCCGTTCTTGCAGAGGATGCGATCAAGGCTGCTATTAAGGATTATAGGAATAAAAATTTGGCAAAAAACAAAACTTTTGAAGATGACTGGAGTTGTACTAGTCAAGGAGAATTAATCGAATCAGGATATCTAGATCAATCAATCAAGGATTGTGAAGAAGAATACGAAGCAGAAATTGATCTTTACACGACATATGGCGGCGATTAAAAGGAGAGTCCAATGGCAATAACAATGACAGAAAACGCAAAAATCAAAATTAAATCTTTACTTCTCCAGCGCCAAACGCCTGACAACTATCTTCGAATAGGTCTTCAAGGTGGTGGCTGCTCTGGTTTTAAGTATAAGTATGAGTTTATTACTGTCCCCAATGAAAAAGATAAAGTTTTTGAATTTGATGATATCAAGATTTGTATAGATATAAAATCTTATTTATTTCTCAATGGTGTAGAAATAGATTATGAAGAAGACCTTTTTAAATCTGGTCTAGTGTTTAAAACGCCCAACGCAAAAAGAACTTGTGGTTGCGGTGAATCAGTAGCTTTTTAGGAGTAGAAAAGATGAATTGGACAAGTAGAGTCTCGCCCCTTTTAAAGGAAGTAGAGCTTCGAAAGAATCCCGTAATGGTTAGAGTAAATAAATTTGATGAAAAGTCTGCTAAAGAATTTCAAGAGCAAGTAGCTTTAGCACATAATACAGGACAAAAAGTCATCCCTGTTATCATTGATTCGTATGGTGGCCAGGTTTATAGTTTAATGGCTATGATAAGCGCCATAAAACATTCAGAATTACCGATAGCCACCATCGTTGAAGGCAAAGCTATGTCTTGTGGTGCCATACTTTTTTCTTTTGGAGAAGAAGGGCTCAGATTTATGGACCCGGATGCAACATTAATGATCCATGATGTTTCATCGATGAACTGGGGAAAGAACGAAGAGGTTCAAGCATCCGCAGAGGAAACCGCGAGACTTAATAGTAAAATCTACACAATGATGGCACGAAATTGTGGAAAGAAAGATGACTATTTTCTTAAAGTTGTGCACAAGAAGGGCCATGCCGATTGGTTCCTAGATGCTGAAGAAGCAAAGAAGCACAAAATAGCAAATCAGCTAAGAGTTCCTAAACTTTCCATTTCAGTTGATGTTAATATAGATCTGGAGTAAAAGGATGGATAAAGATTTTTATAATAAATCAAGCGCAGATAGCTTAGGCTGGACCCCTTCGTGGTTTGGCTGCGATGAGTTTGATTATAGTTTAGTGAAAGCGGTTCAAAAGTGGCAAAAAGCCCACGGTCTAACTGGCGACGGCCTTGTTGGTCCAACGACATATCGAAGAGTGTGGACTGAAAGAGAAGCAAGTATTTCTAATTATGAACCCACCAGACCCAGAAATTCATACAGCGATGGCGACAAACATATTGTTCATAACGGGAATTTTATTCCAATTGAATGGGATAAAGTAATTCTCTGGGACGAAACTGATGGATTAAAGTCTAATAAGGGGTGTTATACAGACTATTCTGGAAAAGAAGATCGAAAACCAACAATGTTTGTCAACCACTGGGATGTCTGCCTTTCTTCAGAATCCTGTGCAAAAGTTCTTAATAGACGCGGAATTTCAGTTCACTTTTGTATCGACAACGATGGCACTATATACCAACTACTTGATACACAGCACAAAGCCTGGCACGCTGGCATTCCTCGATATGAAGGAGGAAATTCAAAAGGTATTGGTGTAGAGATTTCAAATGCATACTATCTCAAATATCAGGAGTGGTATGTTAAACACGGATTCGGGGAACGACCAGTCCAGGAGAATGGCTGGGTTCACGGAAGAAAGAAAGATCCATTTTTAGATTTTTATACAGTTCAGCTTCAAGCACTAAAGGCTTTGTGGAAAGCGATTCATATTGGAATCGGTATCCCGCTTGAGTATCCAAAAAACTCATCGGGATATATTGAGACTAGTGTTCACAAAGATTGTGAAAGGGGAAAGTTCAATGGATTCTGCAATCACTACAATTTTACAAAGGGCAAAATAGACTGTGCAGGCCTGGATCTTCCATCGCTTATAGATGAAGTTAAGCAGACACCGATGTATTGTTTAGATGAGTAGTGCCTATTCATTTAATTAAGAAGGGATATTTATATACCTCTCTTCTTGTATTGAATAGAATAATTAAGTTTAAGAGCATTACAAAGTGGTTAAATGACAGCTATTCGTGTTGTAAGCCCATCTGGATCTGATGGATCGTTACAGTTTAAAGACAGCAATGAGTTTGCTGGTGATGCCAAGCTTACGTTTAAAGACACAACGTTATTTGTAACAGGCACGTCTGTTATAAGCGGCACTATAAAATCCATGGGCCCATCAGGAGGAGCCCTTTCTGGATCCATAACTAGAACAAAAAATGATAAGTCGTATCTAGTTGCGGGATCAGGCGTAACAATAACATCAGCTTCTAACGGTCAGGTAACCGTTGCAATGGATCCGTTTGATTCGGACCTGGGCAACACACTTGATCAGTCATATGATGAAGGCAGTACTGGAGCAGGTGCAATCATCACAGTTGACAATCAACCAGTCCAGGTAAGGGTTGCAGGGGCATCTTCGGTCGCATTGGTTGTAACAGGCACAGCAATCTTTGGAAGCGCTTCAGTAGCAACGTCGAATCATCTACCGCCGCTTCCAGGTACTAACGTAACGTTTTTCGTTTCAGGCGCAAAAGGTTTAGGAGTGACACCTCCGAGTACAGGTGTTGCTGTTTTCAGCGGTGATATAGTACTTAGCGGAACACTTTTTGGTGGTTCACCGCTCAAAGTAGGTAATGACTTTGAGTTTAATACAACTGATGGAACCACACCCTCTCTTAAAAATCCATCAGGCAGTATAAAACTCTTTGCTCGAGATGAAGTAAAATTAGGTTCAGATGCTGGGACGATACGATTAATAGATTTAGGAAGCTCTGCTGCAGGCAACATATATGTAACAGGATCAGCTACTTCCACCGAACGTAAGGTTCGGATTGCGACAAAGGGCGAACTTCACCTAACGGGAGGTGTATCATTAAGGGTAAAAGCCAATGAGTCGATATTCTCAGGAGGCGTTTCTCTTAGTGGTACTCTTGCTGCGAAAGGCCCGTTTGGCGGGGTAATTTCTGGATCAATTAATAATACCAAAGAAGGTGTATCATATCTTGTTGCAGGATCAAATGTTACAATTACCTCTGCTTCAAATGGCCAGGTAACAATAGCTTCTTCGGGCGCCGGCGGCGGATCGATATCTGTAAGCTCTGGATCTACAACTATTTCAAGTATATCGAGAATAGACCTGACAGACGGTTTTGTTGTTAATGACTCTCAAGGTGGTATTGCTTCAATAACATCTTCAATTGGAAAGCCAGAAGATGGACTGTACACAGATGGATTATTTACGGATTTCTTATCAACAACACCGATTGGAACAGCAATTGATAGATTTAATGAGGTTCTCAAAGCATTAGCGCCCGCTCCTGCACCAGATCTAGATAATATAAACGCCCTTCACTCAGGCTCAGGTGTATATCTTTCGTTTGGATCGTCGAATGACTTGTCGTCAGCAACACCCGCATATTCAAATGTAGCTGCATCTGCCGGAATTAGTACCGCGGTCAATGTGAATGGATTCTATACGATTGTTACTTCTAGTAACAATATACGAATGGGCGCGTTTGATGGCGATACACATATCACGGGCATTCTTAATAGTGATGTAGCATATAACAGTCAAGGGAATAGCATTCAGAATTATCCTGCATTCTCTTTTGGTGATGGATCTGCGGGTGTTGTACGTCTAACTGTTAATGGCTCGACTATAAAAACTGTTGATTTATCAACTGATCCGATTGGAAGCGGAACCTCAGGTCTGGGTTCAGGCTCTCATATTGATGCAAATGGATCAGGATTTAAATTCTTTTCAGCAGCGTCCACGGGCACGCTGTCAAATGGAAATGCGTTCACATCATTTAAACATAGAACAGGAAAGTTCTTTGTAGCTTCTGGGTCGCAAAGACGCGGATGGAATTATGCAAGAATTCAGCATATCAAGACCGGATCGACTACAACTACAAATTATATAGAGTGGGTTAATGATGATGATCCAAACACTCTTGTATCGCAAGGCGCATCATTAAGTTTTGAAGGATCGGGAAGTATACATCTCTCTGGTATCGAATACTTTAGAAGCGGTACCGGAACGTATAAAGCAAGAGTTCTAAATGCATATAGGAATGTTTATGATACTACTAATATAACATTTACAACTTCAAATTCTGCGGCAGCAAAGTCAGGTGCTTCTTTTTCAATATCTGCTCAATCAAAACCCACAATAGACACGGGCGCTAGTGAGACTAATGCCAAAATTCTTCACCTGACGGGATCAGCGTCTGTAGCAGCGGATTATTTTTTAAGTGGTACTATTATAGCAGGGGTATCTGTAACACATCCGCTAAAAGATAATCTATCTAATTCGGGTCAAGCGTCAACGACTGGAATATGGATGTATAATCTTTCTAATTCGTCGACAGCGTTGGTTGAGTCTTTTAGAAGAGAAGATTACAGAATAATAAGCGGTGCATATGACACTCAGGCTTCACTGTATGACGCATCAAACCAATGGGACTCTAAGAAGCATATGACGGCTTCAAATGGCGGTCATAGTAACGGTTTGTTATTTTATAGAGAACGCCTATACTCTCTAACTGCACCAAATTCGGGTGATTTTAGAGATGATAGTGATGGTGGAACATTAAATAATGCACCGCTTGAAAACCCAAATTATTCTGGAGAGACAGGTCAAAGAACTTTTTATCGATGGTTCAAAAATGAGACAGGATCTACAAAATATGACCTATCAATCGCGATCAATGGATCCGGAGCTACGATAGTTGCAGCTGCTACTGCACTAAATTCAGGTAGGATACGCGTTTTTGTGAAATTCCCATCCGACGGATCTCGCGAGACAGGCTGGCTTGATCTTGCTACTGAATTTACGCTAGACTCATATGACGATAATGATGGCGCTCATACTGCAAACGGATCATTAAGCTTTGATAGCACGTTAAACGCCACCAACTATGTGACACTAGGAACTGTTGGAATTGGGAACAATGAGTATATTGGTCTACGGATCGAAGCTGATGAAGCTTGGACGGGTTATATAAGCAGTATTACAGTATCGTTTGGTGGTGGCACTGGATCAATAACAGGTATTCCAGATTTAGATGATATCGACTGCAATGATGATGGAACAGACTGTAAGCTTTCATTTGGATCTTCTAAGTCAATAACGGGTTATACTAATGTAGGGACAACTGCGGGATTCTCTGCAACAGATATAAACGGGTCATATGCGACAGACGCGTCATCTAATAATTTGAGAAGATCAGTATTTGCACTTGACACGATTATCGAGGGAGACTTAAACGAAGATGTTTCAGCTGATAGCAATGGCTCACACACTAATCATGTAGCAAATTCATTTTCTGATGCGAACAGTGGTTCCTTAAAGTTAGAAGTAAACGGTTCAGTTGTTCATACAGTTGAGATTACAGGCTCTTACAACTTAGTAGGTTCAGGTGCACCAGGGTCTGGTGGGGGAACAACTGTAAATGGAAACGGGTCAGGGTTCTTTAGCTTAAGTACTTGGGAAGCAGCTGAGTATAATAACGGCGTTCCCGACTATACAGAGATCTATCGAACAGGAAAGTGGCGAGTTGTAGTAAGTGATCAAAGAAATGGGTGGAATTATGCAAGAGTTACTCACTCTGTTGCAGGCTCTGATAGAACGACAAACTATGTAGAGTGGGTAAATGATAATGACTCATCTACAATGTCCGCGGACAATGTATCAATTTCCAACTTCTCAGGCTCAAACAATCTTTTTCACTTGAGTGGAATCAGGTACTACACACACTGTACAGCTAGCCTTTATGCAAGGTTTGTAAATTCGTACAGAGACATATACTCTTCTGACGCAGCTGCAATATCAGTCGTAAGTACGACAAATGTAAGCGTCCAGAATGTAATAGCATCAGGGACACTTTTAACAGATAAGAAAGCTACAGCATCAAGTACGACAATGCCTTCACTTTCAACAACTGTAGGTTCAGAATTAACAAACCTTAATTTAACAGCATCGTTAGTATTTTCTTCAGCTGATTCACTTCCAGAAAACGCCGCTTCAGCTGGCGGTGCACTGAAGGTGAAACACCCATTAAAGAGTAATGTAACAACAGCCACTCAGACAAAATCAAACTTTATGGTCTTTAGTTCTAGTGATAACTCAAACCTGTATACAGAAGAGTATTTTAGCGGAGAAAAGTATCGTATTATTTCTGGATCTTACACTACTCAAGGCCAGGTTTCTGCCGGCACTGGGTCTTGGGACTCCACTAAATCTGTAAACAGTGCAGGTAATACGAACTATTACAGTGGTTTAATAATCTATGATGGTCATCTTGTGACGCCTCTAACGGGTGGAAATTCAGGTGACTACCGAAGTGCAGCAGACGGCGGCTCTCTCCAGGGTCCTGATGGAAATGTGAACTATAGTTCTCCGACTGTTGGCAGAAGAGAATATTTTAGAGGCTTTGAGAATAACACGACTAATGATGTAGCACAAGTAACAATTACAATTCGAGGAAATGCAACAATAAAAGCACTGGGTGGTCCGAGCTCAGGCAGCTTAGGAGCAAATGATAGTATGCACGTTGAGTGCAAGGTACCGGGAAAGACAGGCTGGTTAGATACAGCTAGATCATCTGCAGGAGCCGGAAATATTTCTGATGGTAATGGAGCTCTGAGCGGAGACCTAACCGATGCAGTTGTTGCATCCGGTACTGAGAATATCTGTACATTCAATGGCCAAACAGTAAATGGGACAGGCTCTTCTGAGGAGTATATTACAATTAGAATCACAACACATAAGAACTGGACTGGGTACTTAGACAGAATAACAGTGGCGTACGAGTAGGTAGATAATGGCAGGAAAAACTAATCAAATAGCGACCTTATTTGCTCAGAAAAAACTTCTGGGGAAAGCCAATACATCTGCATTGAAGGCTGACTCTCAAGAGACGATTGGTTCAAATATTCAGGTAGCGTCTCAAACTATCTTCGGGCAAACAATTCCTACAAGTCCCGCACGAACGCTTTATCTATTACAGTCAGCCTCAGCCGGCGCAGATGCGACAGTAGAGTATATTCAGTTTGATTTAGCAGCCATTGCCGGCACAACTTATGATGCGAATGTAGGCACTTTCGGGTCCACTGGATTCGGCGGTGGTGATGAAGCTCAGTCCTCAGGCCCCCATTCATATAAGCTAGCTTTGTCTGCAAGCTATCAAGCATCATCTTCCAATGGTAAAGCTGGCGCTGGTACGTATGACAATAGTAAAGTTCTGTATACAACAATCGGCGCCCTCCAAATAGTCCCGCCCAACTTTTCTAATGACTCACCCAATCCTTATATAATGAAGTTGTATTCAGGTGATCCGTCAGACGAAGCTAATGAAATTCCTCTACTAGATGAAGTTGATTGGAGCATAGACTATTATAACGGGATCGTGTTTTTGCAAGATTACAGCTCGTCAAAGGTGCCATTATATGCTCGAGCGTTCTTATATGTAGGAAAAATGCTTGATGAGGTAGTAACTTCGGGCTCATCCAGCTCCAGCTCCAGTTCCAGCACCAGCTCTGGAACAGATGATACACGTGAGAAGAAAGTTTATACTGTTACAGGTTCCCATACTGCTGGTTCTGCATTTAGGGTTGCTAATACTAGTTTTAACAAAGCTGGCTATCGACCCAATATGATCGACGTATTTTTAAATGGTCAGCTACTTCATTCGGGAACAAGCGCACAGGTATCATCAGATGATGCTGACTATACAATTACATCTGATAATCAAATAAAATTAAATGGCGACCTTGTAACAAATGATCTGGTCAATGCGATAACATACCTGACGGCTTCGTCTGTAACGGGATGGTCAGCAGGTCTTCCGTCTAAAGTCGTATATGCTGTGACTGGAACACATACACAAGGTATTCCCATGAAGATCACTGGTGTTGATTTTTCAAAAGCGTCATACTCACCAAACAAAATTCATCTATTTCTCAATGGCCAAATGATGACTTCAGGATCTAGCTATGACTATACTTTAGAAGGTTCCACAACAGGTGCAACTTTTTCGTTTGATTTAGAAAAAAATGATATAATCACAATGCTTCTCATCGGTTAATTTGTACTTCAGATGATCAGCGTATTTAAAAACGCATGTATCAACTATGAATTAAATCTGATTAGATATCATACTTATCAATGCAGTATTAGTGCAAAAAAAGATCAGTGAGAAGAATATAATGAACACATTTGATACATCAGATTTGGCTTTAGCTGCCTATCTTCATATGATGGGTGTTCCGCTTGTGAAGGCTTCTTCAGCGCACTCTGGAAAATTTCAATTTATTTTTGATGATGCTGATAGTCAGTGTGAAACACTATCCTATGCGTTCATAAATAGCGAATGTGCAAAATTTGATAATCATGTAAGAATGCTCAAGAAGATGATATATAAGACATGAGGCGCAAGCCCCGTTAAGTCAAGTAAAATTTAAGTTAGTTAAAGTTATCAGTTCGAAACCGTTAAAGTTTATGATACGTTTAGTTTCACGATAAGTTAAGTCTTTAACAAACATGTATTACATAAAGGAAAACTAACACATGGCTAATAAAACTCTAATTAGATTGGCCCAGCTTACTGGATCTCTCGACGCTAGCGGAGGAGCTGTACACCCAAGTGCTATCACAGATAAGTCACTTCAGGGTGTTCTCGATGCTCTCGCTGCTTCTGTCAAGAGAATTCACGGCGGGTCAACATACAGTGGGCAGGCTGCAGCTACATTCTCGCAGGCCCTTCTCCCATCTGCTGATGACACCTACGACCTTGGTTCAGCCGCCGCAGCGTGGCAGGATCTTCACCTCGAAGGTGATGTCTTGATGACGGATGCTGGAAAAGTCTCTTCTGTGGGTACATTAACTCTCACAGGTTCTGCGCTTACTCTCACCTCTGCTACAGCTGCTACATGGTCAACATCTGCTGGTGCTCTTGTAATCGATGGAGCGGGTGGTCTGACACTTGACTCTGACGGTACTGATGCAGTCAATCTTGGTACTGAAGCTGCTGCAAAGACAATTACTATCGGTAATGCTGCCTCGGCTGAGGTTCAAATTGATGCCATTCGCGTTGATATTAACGCAGTTGCTAATGGATGGCAGATCGATGGTGCGGGTAACTCAAATCTCTCAACATCTGGAACTGGTACACTGACAATTGATTCTGCTGGTGCACTGGTTATAGACACTGACGGTACTGATAATATCAGTCTTGGTACTGAAGCTGCTGCAAAGACAATTACTATCGGTAATGATGCATCAACGAAGGTTGATGTTAATGCCCTCGCAATTGAACTGGATTCAGCTGGAATAATTGTAGCAAATTCAGTGGGTTCGACGACCATCACAGCTGGCGCGGCTTCGACCTGGTCAACTTCTGCTGGCGCTTTGACACTCAATGGAACCGGCGGCCTCGTCCTTCAAGAAGGCGGTGCTGCAATTCTCGGAATTTCAGATGCTAGAGCTGTAACATTGGAAAATGCAGCTTCAATTGATATTGATGCTTCTGGAGCAGTCGCAATTGACTCTTCAGCCGGTTCAATGACAATGGGCGCTATCCTTGCAGATGGTCAAACACTCACGCTTGGTAAAGCTGGCGCTGTTGAGATGTCACTCGCACCTCACGGTACTGCTTCAAATGAGAAGTTCACTCTCGCCAATACAGCTGGTTCAGCTACTAACGCTGTTAAGGTCGAAGCACTCGCCGGCGGTATCGACATCGATGCTAAGCTGGTGCTTGCTCTTGATGGAGAGGGCGGTGTTAATCTTGGAATAGCAACTTCAGGAGCCGCGGTCTCAATTGGTCACGCAACATCAGAAACTACAGTCAACGATAACCTGACGGTTACCGGTGATCTTACTGTTAACGGTGCTACAGTTACAATTGATACCACGAACCTGTCAGTTCAAGATCCAGTCATCACCCTCAATGAAGGTGGTCAGGCTCTCAATGCTAACGGTGGACTTCTCTTCACCTCCGGTTCTTCACTGGCTGCTAAGCCAGGAGTTGCATTCGGTCGTGTTGCTAATGACACTTGGGGCCTTGGTCAGATAGCTGTTCCATCTAGTGGTACGATGACTACAGTTGCTGGTATGACTACATCTGGAATGGCTCTCCGTGCTGGTAAGTTTCAGCTTGACAGTGCTGCTGACTACATGGAACTTGACACTAATATCAAGATTGTTGCTGCTGCTGATATCATTCTCGATCCGGGTGGCAATAATGTCCTTCCTGGTTCTGATGCTGCTGATGACTTAGGTGCTGCTGGAACACAGTGGAAGGATCTCTACGTCCACGGTATCGGTTACATCGATCAAATTGGTACAGATGCAGATCCAGTTGCTGGTTACTTCAACGCTGGTGAACTCGATGGCGTCATCATCGGTAGTGAATCTGCGGCTGCTGCAACATTCACAACGTGCGATGCTACTACTGACTTCACTATTGATGGTCTGGTATTAACTGCAGACACTATCACCAATGATGCTGCTCTAACAGTTGTGTCAACTGGATTTACGGTCAATGCATCTTTAGATATCGCATTATCTGCTGATGGCGGAAACGTTACGATGGATGATGGTACAACCACAGTCTTCGATTTTAATGTCGACGATTCAAAGATGAAGATCCAGGATCCTGCTCAAGTGGCAAATTACTTGGAGGTGGCTGTTGCTGCCAATGGTGCTACAACGATGACAACTGTAGACGCTGATGCTGCCGCTGCTAATTTAATTATTACTGCAGACGGAACTTTTGAAGCAGTTGGTACGACAATCACGTTGGATTCTGGTGGAGCAATTAACTTAGAGCCCGCAGGAGGTTCTGCTATCTTGCTTGACGGTACGATTAGCATTGATGGTGGTGTTGTGACAGGTGCTACATCTATTACTTCGACTAACTTCGACGGTATTATCGGCGCTGACAATGCTCGTGCAGGTACTTTCGCTCTCGTTACAGGAACAAGTCTAGACGTGAATGGTGCTGCTGATATTAGCGGTGTAACTGATCTTGCTGCTGCTGGTGTCGCAACTAATGTTCGTGGTACCCTGGCTGTTATTCAACAGGCTGACTTCACAGCGAATCTTGATGCAACTGGTGGTGTGGATATTGATGCTGATAACATCAAGCTGACTGTAGGCGCTGGTGCTGATCTGGAGATGGTGCACAATGGCTCAGCCACGAGCATCAAGAACATGACTGGCATGCTTAGGATTGAGAGTAATGGAGGAAACTTGGTACTATCATCTTCAGCTACTAACTCTGAGATTCAGTTTGGTGATGCTTATAACGGTAACATTCTGACCAACGGTCTGTTTCAGCTTTCTGATAGTGCCGCTGAGTGGAACACTTATGTGTCTAACTTCGCTGCTAATAAGTCGCTTGTTGGTGCATTGAACTCCTTAGCATCTGGTGGAACTCGTAGTAAGTTCCAGTATGCTGTTACAGGTTCACATTCTGCAAATATTCCACTGTGGATTAATGCATCGCTTGATCATGATCAGGGCACAGGCGGCCCAGCTGCTCTTGACGTATTCGTCAACGGTCAGCTTCTAACTTCCGGAACTACTGTTGCAAATGGAGACTATAAGATTGGTATTGCAGATGCTGATCGAGTCCAGTTCTTCTTCGCTCTTGAGTCCGGAGATCAGGTGACAATTAATAAGCCGTAATCTTTTTTAGATTATTATCTCTGGGGTGCCCTGAAAGGGGCACCCCTTTTTTATTAATGCATCCAGCGTGTTATTATAATGCTGTGTATCTGATTATCAATGGAGGCTTAAATGTCCAGTCAAGAAGTTAAAATTAGAGATTTTATCACTGTAAGTGAAGGTGAAATTCAAGGAATAGAAGATGTATTTAATCATCTTGAAGAAAGAACCAATGATTTCAATAACAATATATCACGAGTCCAAGTGACATCAGCTGCAACACTAGTATCACTAGAACGAATTAGCACAATGCTGGATACATCGATGCTAAGGGTAGACATAAACAATGCAAAAACCCTTACTCAACAATTACTTAATGTCTTAACTGAAGTCCGTCAAGCAATTAGGACAGAAGAGTTGGGTATTATGCGAGAGTTCGGGTTTGTGCACGGCGCAACAAATACATCAAATGATTTATCAAAGACACTTAATGAAAAGATTCAAAGTAAAAAGGCTTCGATATTAAACCAAAGATTATTGTTAGAAAAAGCACAAAGTGGAGACTCAATAGACAGACGTGAGCTAGGCGAAAGACCCGTCTCCCTAAAAGATAGAAGAGAATTTGATAAGATAGTTAATGATAGTGATTCAGCTTTAGAGAGTGAATAGTGCCAATAAAATTAGTAAAAAATGTTAACTTCGGTCCTGGGCAAACAGGTGTAACAACGGTTGCTTATAGATTACTTGATTCTGTGGGAACACTCAGCGGCTCACGGACTACATCAGGTGTGGGAGAGTTGCTAGCAGGAACAGGTATTTATAGTGCAAGCATCTATTTTTCGGCAAATTTTAGTGGATCAATTCTTTGGGACACAGGTGGTTCTTCTCCAGCCTATGCAACAGAAGAGTATAATCCCCAAGCCGAACAAATAGAGTTTATTAAGAGTATCGAAGGCGGCCGCTGGAAGTTAAACAATACAGACAAGACAATGACTTTTTACAAGGATGACAATACAACAGTTGTTGCTAAATTTGGCATGTCAGGGAGCAGTGGATCACCTAGCGTATCTGATGTCTTTGAAAGACGTCGATTGGACTAGGCAATGATTGTCACGAGAGGCTTCGGCGAAGACGGAGAAATAATTACTCGTGGCTTTAATGTTAGTATAGTAGCTGTAGCTATAGCAGCCGCCGCGGCCGCAGCCAAAGCATTAGCCCACGGAGGCGCTAGAGCAAAGAAAAAGATCGAAGAAATCTATGACGAGTTTATTGTAAGGGCAGCTTTGATCGCAGTAAACGGGGAAGAAATAATAAACCCGGTGTGGAAAACTGTAACAAAAGCTATTAATGAAAGTTCCGATACCGCTGTAAAGGTCACAGACTTTGCAGAAATTACGGTAACGAAGCCGACCGTGCAGATATTTATAGATAAGATTCGTATTCTTAAGGACTGATGGAATGGATAATATTGATTTAGTTTTAGATTCAGACAATGAATTACTTTTTAAAGTTACAGTTGAAGGTACAAGAGATGCTGATACAAAATGCCGATTAATGATAGAAAGAGAAGATTTCTCGTATGTTTTTAATGGATCAGTTGATACTGAAGGGACAGTTCGTGTTCTAATCCCTGCACTAAAGAAGAGAATTTCTGAAGGGACATATGCTGCACATTTAGAAGTACTAGTTGATGATAGAATCTTTGTACCTTTGACGTTCAATGCAAAATTTGCACAATCATTAAAAGTAACTGCAGAGTCTGTTTCCAGAATAGTCAAACCAAAAGTAGGCGCGACGGCATCTATAATCTCGCAGCCTACATCTAAATCATCTAAAAAGAAATTATTTAGTGAAACGTCTAAAGGAAAGTCTGTAAAATTAAATAAGAAGATTGATTTATCCGGCCTTTCTAGGAAAGAAATGCAGCAACTTCTTGAGAAGCTAGATCGAATGACCGGGAGGTAAGATGTTTCTTAAACTTTATTTATGTGGTGTGTGTGTACACGCTGCCAATTCTTTGTTTCATATCAAGTCATTGAGCATTAGAAACTCTGTGACGAGAGATAGATCTGGAAGGGCTACTACCAGTAAAGAGATAGAGTATTATGTTAATGCTATTCCATGGTCGATTCTCTGGCCGGTTGTCTTAGTAAAAAGAGGCTGGGAGTTCTTCAAGACGGAGTTTTAGTATGTCCCGCCGAAGAACAAAAAAAATTGTTCACAAAACAGAATTCCTGCGGGAAGAATTTTTTGAAACAAAAGAAATTCACGATGCAGCAAAATTAGCTGTACTGTCTCAAATCAAAACAATTCAGTCAGAATTGAATGTGTATGATGCTGATCTAGACGCAGGTTTTGACAATACAAAGTCAAAAGAAAAAATTGAAGCGCCAGGCGCCAGAAGTCCTGAGTACTCTCCGGAAGAGGGGGAGATCGATACAGAATCTGCATGTATTTTGAAACACCCGCTATGGGTAAAAAAGTTATACAGAAAGATCTCAGTTAAAGTGCATCCTGACAAGTTGTTAACAGAAGAATTTGATGAGAAAGAAAGAAAGGGAAAGCTCTACAATGAGGCAACTTTAGCTTACGCTGAGGGTGATTATGCAGGACTCATTATGATAGCTATTGACCTTAAACTTGCGATTCCAGATATCGATGCAATTATTGATATTTTAAATAAAAAGTGCATTCAGTATGTCAAAGACACACAACACTTAAAATCAACTTTATTCTGGTCGTGGCATTGTTCTAATTCGCAACAAAAGCAGGAAATTTTAAGAGAATTTGTCAAAGTAAAAGGCTGGACCGTCCCAGGAGCTGCAATGAAGAAATCCCGGCCGAGTCACCACCCGGGCAAGTCTGTTGCGTGGTTCAGAAAAAAGCTAACTGAATCTTCAGAAGATGTGTAGATTTATTTTATTAGCGATGCTGTTAGTATCGTGCAATAGAGATTTGGTCTGTATAACAAATGAAGATATTACAGAAAGATGGTTTGAATTGTCGTCATCTATTCTATCATCTGATAGCTGTTATCTTTTAACAAAAGATGACAGGGTTCTAAAAAAAACTCAGGAATCCTTACAGCAGTCAGGGGTATGGTTTGTCATTGATCATTGTAATAATTGCATATTTCAGATAGGCTCTGAGGATACGATCATTGAGCTCCTAGAAGAAGAGGGTAAATGTATTACAGTAATCTACGATGGTATTGAAGCTGAAATTTGTGACTGTTCATATTAACTCTCAAACTTTCTTAATCTAGCAACACCGTCAATCACAGTAACATAGGTCTGGTGTGTAACCCAATCTCCAGCATTGATATATGTTTTGATGTGTTGATCTTCATTAACCCAGATTATCGCTTCTGGAATATGTGTGTGGCCCATGATAAATACATCTATCTTTGGGTGATGCCGAAGGATATGAATGATTGATCTCAACTGATGTTTCTTAATCTGAATCTCTGTCCACCACGTTGTGAAGTCAAAGTTGAACGTGAACTCAAGTATATTTTGAATAACTGATAGAAATTTAATAAATACTCTATTATGAATCATGCCTTTATCATATTGATCACCGTGTTCTATTCTAAATTTTCTTCCGTTTTCTTCAAAGTCATATCTTTTTACAAATTCTACTCCGAGAACTTTTTTACCGATAACACCCAATAGACTTTCATCATGATTACCGACGACATATATGATTTTTTTAAATTTTCCAACCTGACTAATAATTTCGAGACACCGTTCTGTAAAAACAGGAATCTTGATAAAGTCGATGATGTCACCAGCAAGAACAATCTCATCACAGTCTTCATCTTTTAAAAATGTTAAAAGCGCATCAGCCTTATAGAATTTTGTTCCGATATGTGTGTCTGAGATAATGATTCTTTTCATTGAACATCCGGTTATAATAAGTATACTATTTGGTATGGACGAGGTGTACTATTCCTGAAGGACCAGAAGTAAGAAGATATGCTATTGATCTTGCAAAAAGGCTCACCGGAAGAGATTTACTAGAAGTATCAATCAAGTCTGGGCGCTATCTTAAAAAAGTGCCAGTAGAATTTGAAAGATTCTCTAATGACTTACCTATGCATATTTTAGGCGCAGGCTCTCATGGAAAGTTTCTATACATTCTCTTAGAATATCAAAATTCAATTTGGTCAACACTGGGAATGACCGGGCAGTGGTCAAATCAAAAAGGACAACATTCAAGAGTTGAATTTATTTTAAATGATGGTTCTGTATTTTATAATGATATTAGAAATTTTGGAACATTAAAATTTGTCAAAGGAAAGGAAACTTTAATTAAAAAATTGCAATCTCTCGGGCCCGACTTGTTAAGCGAAGTGTGCTCAAATGATACATTTATTGCTAGACTACGTACCCAAAATAAGAAAACGATAGTACAGGCACTTATGGATCAATCAGTTGTAGCAGGAGTGGGCAACTATATCAAAGCAGATGCCTTGTGGTTATCTAAGCTTTCTCCACATAGAATTGTTTCAGGTGTCTCTGATAAAGATTTAATAATTTTAAATGGTAATATTAGAAAAATAATGGTTGAAAGCTTTCAGTCTGGTGGCACCACAATTCAATCTTACTCTGATTTTAATGGAGCCCCTGGTGAATACGGATCTAAGTTTATTGTGTATAATAAAAAAGTTGACCCAGATGGAAATCCCATATTATCTGAACAAACTAAAGATGGACGCACCACATGGTGGTCGCCTAAAAGACAATCGTAGGAGGAAAAAATGTCTGATATAAAGTTTTTTAAATTAAGTGATGCTTCAATAGGATTAATTGCAAAAACATTACAAGTAGCAATGTTAACTGGAACTGATGTTGTTGATAATTTGAGAATGATCTGTTTTGAAGTAAATGATGCAGATGCGCTAGATCCAACTCTAGAGTATTTAGAAAATTTTGATAAGAATCTAGACACACTAATGGACCAGGCTGTAGAAACAATGCCCACATATGAGCAGATATTCACTGAAGAGATGGAAAAGATCGAGCTTAAGGAAGTAATGACTGACGATGCCGATGATGCTGACGAAGCAGATATTTGGAATGATCCCATTACTAGGGGCGAAGTGGACGTAGAGGACTGGTAGGATTATGGATGATCGTCTGACACAAATTTTTGAACTAAGAGAACGATTCATGATCGAGCTACAGAATTCTAATAAGGCTGCAAATCCCTCGTGGCCCTTAGACTTAACAAGCAAAAAAGATCAGCAGTATGTTCGTGATATTGCGCTGAGAGGAGTAGAGGAAATGTTCGAAGCTCTCCAGCATTTAAAGAATTGGAAGCCGCATAGAAAGACTGAGGTCTCTGAGTTTAATAGCGAAGAGTTTCTTGAAGAAGTAGTTGATGCATTCAATTACTTCTTTTCACTATTAATCCTCGTAGGGTTCGATGCAGATGATCTTTATCAAGCTTACTGTAAGAAAGATAAAATCATTCATGAAAGAATTCAGTCAGACTACTAAGTTTTGTACATTGATACTTTGCACCATAAAATCTAATATCTTACCATCAGCTTAAGGAGATAAATTGCCTCAAAATACTAATCTAATACCTGTTAATCTTCCAATGGCGCTTCGATTCGATGAAGAGCCTACTACTGAATTTCTCAATGATCTTGATGCACTCAAGATTGAGCTAGTAGATCATCCCACAGCGCAACAAATGAGAGAAGTGGCTTGGCGTTATGTAAAGGCCACATGGGCCGATACTCCTGAACATACCGACCCTACGGGTGTACTTCAGTCAGATCTAAGTGAAAACTTGGAAGATGTTCTGTGCTTTCGAGCACTGCCGACACCAATGGAAATCTTTAGCTTTACGTTTAAGTTTGCAGGAATTGATCTTCAAACTGTTACTCATCTTATTCGACATAGGGCCGGATCGTTTGCTGCACAGTGCACCGGAGATAGATTTCTTCATCACGAACCCTGTTTAGTACCAAGCTCAGTAGAAAATAGTCCAGAGCTATATCGAAGATGGCAACGACATGTCGAGGATGCAAAGAAACTTTATGCTGACATGGTTGATACGCGACAAATCTCAATGATGGATGCACGAACAGTTCTTCCAAAGTGTCTTTCGACTTTTTACTTCGGTAGATTCAATCTCAAGGATATCATCGGATTTATAAAGCAACGTTCAGATAAACAAATCCAGCCATCAATTGATAATCTTATTGCAGCTAAGATGGCACTTGAAATCATCAAAGTCTTACCCGAAGCTACTGCTGTCATTGGGTCAAAGACTCTTGCAAGTCCAGCTTGGCACTTTATTAAGAATGTAAGAGCCGGAACAGGTACAAATCTATACTGGCCAGATTCAGATAGCGATGAGCACATAGAATATCATCCCAATGATACAATTTATCAAGCGCATCGTTACGACCTGAATGGAACGGATCCGCCTGAGGATGAAGTGGGCGGCAATACCAAGTTCAGGAAAGAGTGGAATCGTTTGATTTCAGAAATTAAGTTTATTGAAGGTCACTATAGTGATCAAAAGGAGTCGTGGAATGTTTAACAAAAAAGTTTATCTAGCAGCCGGCTGGTTCAATCCAGTTCAGGCTGAAGAGCTTACAATGCTTGAAGAAATTTGTGACAGCAAAGAGTGGATTGAGCTTGCTTCCCCGCGTAGAATTTTTGTTTGTCCGCCTAGTGCATCCAAGGAAACTCAAGATGCAACATTTGATGGAAATCTTCACCATATTAAGACAGCAGACTTTCTGATTGTGAATACTCGAGACAAAGATATTGGAACGATTTGGGAAGCAGGCTATGCATTTGCAAATGATGTGCCAATTGTATATTTTTGCAATGGCTTGCCCGAGGGTGCAAAGTTTAATCTCATGCTTGCAAGAAGTGGAGTTAAGGTATGTACATCATTTAAAATGCTAGAAGACTATCTGAACAAATGTTTTGCAGACGGCAATTTGCTTTATGAGCCCTACGATCTGGAGATCGAGTAGATAGGCTCCTGGAGGAATACTTATCTTTACGGTAAGTAAATTCACTGATGAGCAATTCACTATACATATTTGATTTTGATGATACTTTAGTTGATTCTGGTGCAAATGTCAAAGTAATCAGAGCTGACGGTACAGAAGAGCTTTATTCTTCTAGAGAGTATCGTGACTATGATCGAAAGCATAAGCAGCCAGGAGATATATTAAATTTTGATGAGTTTGATGTTGATCCTCCAGACGCCTCTGTTATTCAAGCCCCATGGAGTGCATTTATAACAGCACTTAATACAGCTGGTCCACAGAATGTCATGATTTTAACTGCGCGCGCAAATCCAGACCCTGTTAAAGAATTTCTAATTAAAGCAGGCGTTAATCCACTTCCTATCATAGAAGCTGTAGGAGATTCTGATCCTAATGCTAAAAAAAGAAAAGTGGCAGAATATATTGAAAGATTACAAATAATAGACATTTATCTTTGGGAAGACAGTCCAAATAATATTCGAGCGATTGAATCACTTGCTAATGAAATACCTGGATTAACTTTTTTTACAAAACTTGTAACAGAGACAGTTCTTCGAAGATTTATTCGAGAAATTTTGAGCGAAGTTCTATGGAAAAAATAAAGCTAGGAGATATCATGCGACCAGAAGGCCTCCAATATTTAATGTCATCTGATCAGACAACAACGTATCTCTGCAAAACCAATGATTGGGGTCTTGTAATCTCTATATGCCCAGAGTCTGATTTGATTGAGTTGCTTATTAGTGGCGAGTCAATGTATGCTTATAGTCGACAGATAAAAAAAATTATCAATTCTTATTCTGATGAGTAATAATAAATAGAGGATTTAAGTAATGGATGAAGTTTTTGTCGTAACTAAGCAAGTATCAATTGACACGTCTATCATTGGAGTGGCGCGATCTGAACTTGAAGCAAAAGAGATGTGTCATACTGATTATGAAAATGATGACAAAGAGATGACTGTCAGCTTCTATACATTTTCAAATTTTGAAATATCACAGCTCTATACACGAACTACTTACATATCATACGATTATATTCCCAATGAACAAGGTGAGTGGTCAGAAATCAAAGTACAAAGATTTTATAATTATGAAGAGTTCTACGAGGCAGAAGATGAGATTAGCGATAACGGGTGAAAAGGGATTCATTGGTTCCAACTTATCTAAAGTAATTAAATTAACCGGGCATGAATTTATTTCATTACTAGATGCACCCGAGCTGACCCAAAGGCTCGATACGGGAGAACCGTGTGTTTTTAGCAATACAGAAGATGAATGGTCACACGCGCTTGTTAATAGATCAGTAGACGTTTTAATTCATAATGCTGCTGTAGTAGGCACAGATGTTGTCGCTCTCAATTCTACTTTTTCTACTCTAAGTAACGTCACGGGTACACACACAATTGCCCGGGCCTGTAACAAATCTAGAATTCCCGTGTGTTATATGGGAACTACAGTAATTTATGACACTCAAAAGTACCAGGATTCTGTGATAACTGAGACGTCTGATTTAAACCCAAAAACATTTTATGGAATACAGAAGCTTTCTGCTGAGCAGATTATTAAACACAACTGTGACGACTGGATGATTATTCGTCCTCTTTTTGCCTTCGGTGGAATTGGAGATATGAATTCATTGATTGCAAAGACACTTTATGCAGCTCACAATGATGTATCCTCACTTGATATGTTTTTAAATCCAAATAAAATTAAAGATTACATGCATGTGACAGATTTTTGTATCGCTGTTTTAACTGCATGTGAGCTCGGTCTATGGAATGATGACTATAATGTAGCAGCGGAAACGCCGTATACTGCATATGAAGTCGTTGAAATGATTTCAAGAGCAACTGATAAGGATGTCGCTAAGCTATTGAAGTGGAATCCTCAAACTGATTACCTGGGCAACCATGTATTGTCTAGTAGAAAGTTTAGAAGTCACTCCGGCTGGAAACCCTCTCTTGATCTATACACGGGAATTGTTGAAAGTTTTAAGACGATTTATTTTAGCGACAGCGCCTATAATCCCTTAAAGCACCTTGAAGAAGCCAAAGAACGGGGCATAGATTTGACAGAATATTACTAGTGACGTAATATTTACTACTATAGGCGGCTGTAGTTATGGAAAAATCCACTTTACGACTTGATCAAGAAGACTTTTTTTATCAAGAAGCTGCGGTACCTGTCATTAAAGATATCATGAGATTTCTGGGCGGCGTATCAAAGCCTGCTTTTAAATCATTAAGCTATGTTTGGGATTATCCGATTGATCCCGACGTATGGTTCGATCTATGGGAAGACCCGGGTCATGCCTTGTATACCGTAAATATACGAGTATCATCTGTTGACTTCGAGTCTGATCACCCTGGATGGAACATCGATGGAATTTCCGGGTTTGGGGAAAGTGCCGAAGCAGTGATTGATATTCATGTGCAGTTATCCCCCAGGGCATTCAGGGACAAAGAAATAATCTTGAGCCTTGAGACAGAGCTTTACAATGTTGTACCTCACGAGATGCATCATTTAACTCAGAATGACCAACCCTTTCAAAGAGTAAGCTGTCCTCTAACATCTTCTGCTAGGAGTATGGGTGACGTTAGATATTTTATCTCTTCGTGCGAAGTTCCTGCTTTTGTTATTGGATTTCGAGGTGAAGCACATTCTTCCGGTCGTCCAATTGAAGAACTAATAAATGTTTATCTCAATAATCAAATGAAGGCTGGGAAGATAAATAGTAATGATGTAAAGCAAATTAAAAGTCGGTGGCTTAGTCATATTGTGTGGAACAAAGAAAAAAATGAGTCTTCCCTCCGTGTGGTGCCCGGGACGACGCCCAGGCTGGACAAGAAAGATAGAGTGCTATTAGCATTACTGAGGAAACACATGAATGAATCAATCTTAAGAACATACGTTAGAGAACTACTCACAGAGAGCAGATTGTCGGGTAGGACAATTCAAGGAGTACTAGCTCTTCTTAAGGGTCATGCCAATAACACTTGGATCTTCTTTGATACAGAAACGACAGGCATGCATCCAAATTCAGCACAGCTGACTGAGATAGGCGCTATTGCTGTGAATCCCAACAATTGGGAAAATGACTCAACAGTTCTGGGTCAATTCAATGAGAAAATCAAGCTGGGTAAAGATGCCCTAGAAGCTATTGCACAGCAGAATGCTAATCCCGAGGATGTAAGGGGAAAGAGCATTCAGGATCTTCTTTCAATGACACGATACGGTGAGCAAGGCAGGGAGTACGGTGATGAGCAAGCAGTCCTAGATCGATTCTTTGAGTTTGTTGCATCTTTTCCCAACCCAATGCTGGTCGCACAAAATGCATCATTTGACTTGAGATTCGTCAATGTGCGTTCCGGCGGCAATCTACCTAGCAGTTATCCTGTGTTAGATACGATGCAGTTAATGAAACTCTATTTGATTCCTTTACTAAAGACACAGTCGAAAGCAGAGGAAGGCGACCCAGAAGCCCAGGCACTTTTAAATAAGCTGTACGTGAGAAAGAGAAACTGGGGATATCACTCAACTTCAATGGGTGTTGTCTCGAAAGCGTACGGGATCAGCATTGAAGCCTGGCACAATGCCCTAGCCGACGTTCAGATGATGATGGAGATGTATAAGAATGTTGTAGCAACGATTCGTCGAGGAATGAACGTAGATATAAGGGATGTTCAGGGAAGAGATCTAGCATACCAGCGAAAGAGAAAGAAAAGACGATGAAATCCATAACAAAAAATAATAGCGCTTCCTCTCTCGTAACAAAAAATAAAGAAGGGTAATAAAAAATGAACCTACTTCGTGAGTACATAAGAGCATTAATATTAGAAGCTCCCAACCAGTTTCGATGCAACTCGCATTCTCTTGGCTACATCGATGCCCAGGGAATTTTTGTTTCGCTTCAAGCTGCAGGCTTTGATCGACATGACGACTATGTATCTCATCATTTTCCCGAAGAAGCAGGAGAATATTGGTACAAACACAAGGCCGTCATGCATGCCCCTTCCGGATGGTTAAAGGTTTCTAATGCCAATGAAATTTCTATGGAAGATGTTTCAAATATCTCATCTGCGCAAATCAAGGGTCTTGTTGATATGTGGCTTCAATGTGCAGAGTTTTCTAGATGGATCAACAGCCCCGAAACAGGATATGTAAATCTTTATAACTTCGACGGCAATCAATATGATGAATTAACCATACCTGATTTGATTCAAAAACATGACACCTCTGGCCGGCTTATGGATTATTTCTACGAGGAGATAATGGAATGAACCTGCTCCGTGAGTTTATAAGAGCACTACTGGTTGAGTCTATTGAAGATGAACCTGACATGACTCAATATGTTGATGATCTTGAGCACCTTATTTTTACTTTTCTTTTCACGCAAAGCACTTTCAATGAACTTCAAACATTAGAGCCTGGAATAGAATTACCGGCTGTTTTACCAACAGATATATTTGATGACTTTGAAAACGTGAATGAAGTTCATGTTGGAATTTTGGTTACTGATGATGATACTGGTAACATTGAAGCGGCATATGTCTGTGTTCCAGAAAATCGATCTACGTCAAATCTTGTGTTGGCGTTAGAAATACCTCGTGACTATCCTGCTCGAGATGATTTTCAAGGTTGGCTTTCTGAAGAATTAGCCGATGCACTTTCTCACGAAATTCAGCATAGCTGCGATCCGACAGAAATGTTGACAAGCGATGATTGCGGAGATGAATCTAAAAAATGGGAAAGTCTAGAAAATATTGAAAAATATTATGGGTGTGAGGCCGAAGTCCGAGGTCATGCTGCAGGAATTTCGGGCAGGGCAAGAAGGTCAGGTAAAGATCCGAGAGAATTATTACAAATAGATATGGATACAATTAAAGACAAGGCCTTACACAGAGGGTATAATAAAAAAGAAGTCGAAGCCATTCTCGCCCGCGTTAAGTCACAGTGGAGCAAGCGGCTGGGCTTTGAATAGAGGCAAGCATGGATATTTACAGATACATTGCTGAGAATGAAAACACTAGACTAACATTTTATTTCACATACGAGGTTCATCGTGATGAGTTACTCCAACGATTGACCCACGCACACGGAAATGCTGTACATGTCTACGATATTTTTCCTCAGCCCCACACAGAGACTGTTGTTCTAGAAGAGCCTTTGTCAATTATAACTGAATCTGGGAAAGAAATGTTCCTACCACCCGGATTTGAAGTTAACTTTTTTGATAGAGTATTTGTATTATTTGGCGATACTGAAGATGATGAGTAAATGGATACTTGGTGCAAGCTGGCGTTACACTACGACTATGCTCCGTCCTTCTATACTAGAAATGTAATAACTGTAATCTTAGCGCTGAATAGGCGTCATTTTCCAGGTATAATTCCGTTAATCAAATCTCTTGATGCCAACACTTTACCAAGCTTGGAGTTTAAAATTTTCCAGCTAGACCTTCTGCCTGAGGAAAAGCAAGCGATCATTCGAGCGCACAAAAATGTAACATTTTATGACATTGTTAATAAAAAAAGTACTTGCCCATATGCGTGGTGGTTTGAGGCATTTGATTACAATTTTATTAGAATGTCGAAGTACACACTATATATCGACGTCGACATTATCGTTAATCGACCTCTGCACAGTTGGTTAGAAAAATTTGATGAGTCTGCCACGATGGTCTCTGGCGTAGCACAAAAAACTGCCCATGCAGATTATCGAGAACGCAGCGCCAACCACCTCATCAATACGGGTGTAGTTTTATTCAAGCATTCTTTTTTTGATACGAAATATTTTGAGAATCTTCAGTCAGCTATTCATAAAGTCGGCATTGCCAATATCAAGAATGATCAGCTCTTTTTGCGTAAATTTTTTAATAATGAAATGATAGAAGTGTTGTATGCACCCTATTCTTTTAATGCAAATGCATACCTCTTAAAGCACTTCAACGATAAGCCACATATTTATCATTTTGTAGGCACACCCAAACCTTGGCATCATCTGAGTTTCAAAAGATCTCACTTGTGGACCCGATTAGTCAAAGAAGTCTGCGAGAATTAAATGTCGATGTGGGATAATTTTATGTAAATCTAACTGTCTTATGGTATAATAGACCTAAGATTAGGGAGATTAAATGTTGATAAAGCCCAAGCGGTTCGTCGGTCTACACGCACACACAGGATTTTCAGTTTTTGATGGCTTGGGATACCCAGCTGATCACATTGATTTCGTGCTAGAAAACGGTATGGATGCCTGGGCGCTGACTGATCACGGTAACGGCTCCGGCCTGGCTCATGCTCGAAAGCACGCTGTGAAGATGCAGCAAGACGGCCGGAAGTTTCGACAACTATATGGATGTGAATTCTATTTTGTCCCGTCTCTTTCTGGCTGGCGCAATGACTATGAAGCTCATCGGCAAGCCGTGAGAGATGCCAAGACTGAAAAGAAATCTCTTGAGAGGACAGACATCGATGCAGATGAGGACGTAGTTGCCTCGGGCCACACAATTGAAGATGAGGATGAGACGAAGACCATTGACGTCATGAAGGACGAGTGGAAGCGTCGATATCACTTGGTGATTGTTGCAAAGAATAGAACCGGTTTGAGTAATCTTTTTACTCTCATCAAGAAGGGATACAAGCACGGATTTTATCGATTCCCACGAATTGACTTCGAGATGCTAGCTCAGCACGGCGAGGGGCTAGTAGTTTCTACAGCATGCCTCGGTGGGATCTACTCTAACCGAATTCTTCGTGGAGAAGCACTGAATAAGCCACACGATGAGATTCAACGTGAACTTCAAAATTTGACTGATAGGTTCACACACTGTGTAGGCAATGACAACTTCTTTCTTGAGCTCCAGTTTAATCGTTTGGATGCGCAGCACAAGGTGAATAAGCACCTTCTTTCTTTGCATAGTTCCACTGGCATCCCGCTTATCGCAACAGCTGACTCTCACTATTACGGCCCAGATAAATGGGAAGCTAGAGAGCTATATAAGCGCCTTGGTTGGATGGGCAAGAATCCCTCTCCGCTGCCCGAATTTGACGAACTCAAGTGTGAGCTTTATCCTAAGAATGCATCTCAGATGTGGGATGAGTACATGCTTCACAGGGATAAGCATGAATTCTACGAAGGCACTGATCAGTTAGTTTGCGATGCAATTGAACGAACTCATGACATTGCCTGGGAGATGTGTGAGGATACCTGGATTGACCAGTCGGTTAAGTTACCAAATTTTAACACGCCTGAACTCACAGCGTTTGATCAACTTCTTAAGCTTGTCAAGAAAGGCCTGATGGAAACAGGTCTTTATGAAAATCCCGTATACGTTGAACGTGCCAAAACTGAGATGGCAGACATCAAGTTTCTGGGCTTTGAGAATTATTTCCTGACAATGTATCAGGTCTTCCACAAGGCGTCTGACAGGACGCTCTTCGGTCCAGCTCGAGGATCTGGTGGAGGAAGCTTGGTGAACTATTTACTAGGGATTACCCAGCTTGATCCGCTACCTTACGGTCTCCTCTGGGATAGATTCCTTGGTCGTCACAGGACCTCTTGGCCCGACATCGATTCCGACGCCGGCGATCGCGATGCGTTGATTGACGCAGCCCGCGAGCTCTACGGTGATGATGCTGTCATTCCTGTCTCTAACTTCAATACACTCAAGCTAAAATCTCTCGTCAAGGATATTTCTAAATTCTACGATGTGCCCTTCAATGAAGTAAATGCAGTAACCGGGCCCCTTCAAGACGATGTTATGCCCTGTGTTCGAGATGACAATACTGAAAAGTCTGTGTTCGTCCTTAAGCATGAGGATTGCATGAAGTATTCTAGGAAGTATAGCGCTTTCATGGAACAATATCCAAAGGTCAAGAATCACATTGAAGCACTCTTCATGCAGAATCGAAGCATCGGTCGGCACGCTGGAGGAGTAATTATCGCACCTGCTGAAGAACTTGAGAAATCCATGCCGCTCGTCGCAGTCCGCGGAGAGCTACAGACACCGTGGACTGAGGGTATGAACTTTAGAAATCTAGAAGATAATGGGTTCATCAAGTTTGATTTTTTAGGCCTTACTTTGCTCAAAGATGTCGAGAACTGCATTTGTAGAATTCTTAAGCAGCAGGGTAATGAAAATCCAACCTTCGATGAGATTAAAACATACTTTGATGATCATCTAAACTGTCGGTTTAATGAACTCGACGACATCAAGGTCTGGAAGCATGTGTACCACAGGCGACGGAAGACCGGAGTGTTTCAATTCACTGCTGAAGGATCTCGTAAATTCTGTGAGAATGCTAAGCCCACAACGATTGAGGAGCTAGCTGCAATCACAGCTATCTATCGTCCCGGGCCTCTACGGGCAAATGTTCACAAGAAGTACGTTCGCGATAAGAAACGAGCCGCTGACATCGAGTATGATCATCCCATCATTAAAGAAATTCTTAGTTCCACCTTTGGGCACATCACATTTCAGGAACAGTTTATGCTTCTTGCTCAAAAACTTGCTGGGTTCACACCAGGTGAGTCAGATAAGATGAGAAAGACACTAGTGAAAAAGTCTCTTGACACAATTGGGAAAAAAGGAGCAGAGCGAGATGCATTGCGAAAGCAGTTCGTTAACGGCGCTGCAAATCTGACAGGACTACCAGAAGACAAGCTACACAAACTCTTTGATAGGATTGAATACTTCAGTGTGTATGGTTTCAACAAGTCTCACGCAGTCGCTTACGCTATTGATTCTTACTACTCCGCGTGGCTGCATACGCATCATGAAAAGACTTGGTTGGCAACAGTTCTTCAGTCTGAAAATAGCAGTCCAAAAGGACTCCAGAAGACAATTTCTGAAATTAAGCAGATGGGTTACAAGTTTGTACCCGCTGATATCAATTACTCTGGAGACGAGTGGACTTACTCTGAAGACCGAGCATCATTCGTTCCGCCTCTCACTTCTGTGAAAGGTGTAGGAGTAAATGCTGTTCAGGAGATTATGCTCCGTCGACCGTACAATAGTCTACACAACTTGCTGTACGACGAAGATGATATGTGGAAGCACTCGAAGATGAATAAGACATGCTTTTCTGCGCTATGTAAAATCGAAGCATTCAGTTCTCTTGAAGAATTAACTACCGGTGCAATTAGAAATCATAAACAAATGCATGATATCATCATTGATAATTATGAAATACTCAGAAAGAGTGCATATGGTATGACAATGAGAAAAGCTCAAAAGTCTGGAGCACTACCAATTCTACCTAGTCTTATCAGAGATACATCTGACATTGAAGACTGGTCTCGATCTGAGAAGCTCATGATGTATTATGACTTGACGGCAACAGTCCCAAGAGATCTCTTGTACCCCGACGGTGTTTTGGATAAAATCAAGAAGTCTGATATTCCACCGATGACAGGACTTTCAGGAAAGACGAGAGTTGTTGCTTGGCTGTGTATACAAGAAATTATTAAGAAGAAAACAAAAAAAGGCAAAACATTTTATAGGTTAAAAGTTTGTGACGATCATAATAATATGAGTTGGTTGCGAGTTTGGGGTTTCTTGCCATACGAAGCTGTACCATTTTCGATTTGGCTTGCTGATGTTCAAAATGATCCGGACTGGGGTGCCTCAACATCTGGATCGAAAATGAAGCCTCTGGTTCTATAATGGTACGCTTTCCAACAAACTACTTGATTCTTGAAGGTCCTGACTTATCTGGAAAGACAACATTTTATAATGAGCTTCATAAAGCTTCTAGCTATAGATGGAACATACAAGATAGATCTTGTCTGTCTATGCTTGTTCATGCTAGACAATATAATAGAGACAGTACAATTCATAGTGATAACTTTAAACTTGAACTTTTGAATTTAAACAATCGTTTTGTAATAATGCTGCCTGAATTTAATGATATTGTTATTCGTTATAGTATACGCGGAGACGAGATTCAATCGCTCGATGATATTAGCTCGCTATATCAAAGTTTTGAACAGCGAGCAAAGCAAATTCAGAACCTTCCCAATGTATCTGTCTTAAACACCTCTGATTTAATTTCTAATATTAAACTAATCAATGAACAATTAAGCTTTATTGAAACAGCAAATTTGCCCACGATCGCAAGGTATGTAAAAGAGTATGTTTCTAATTCAAATAATTTAGAAGCAACACCTTTGAGTTTCACAATTTATGATGACGGCTCTTTCGAAGACGCGAAACCAGAAGTAATGAGTTACAAGAAAGAGCGCAATTATTATAATGAGATATTAACGGGCGTATTAAAGAAAATAAGGAATGAGTTTTTGGGCTTAAATGCGTATGAAAGACCTCAGTCTAAAGAGTCGCGACGATTTGTTTATTGCAACGACGCATGCATAACATTGATACACGCCACTTATCGTGAGGCAATTTTAGATATGCACTTTGTATTGAGATCAACTGAAGTCAAGACGACTTTTGAGTATGATTTAGAATTTTTATATTATCTTACAAGCATGGTTTATGAAGAACTTAAACTTAAACCAAAAAAAGATACTGTAAGAATGAGATTCAACTTAAACTCTGCTCATATTTTAGTGTAAAATTTTTATGGAGAATGAGATGATTAATCGAGCTTTAGTAACAGGTGGTTGTGGTTTTATTGGAAGCAATTTAGTTCACAAACTTGTCGAAGAAGGGTGGAAGGTCACTATTGTTGACGATATGTCAAATGGCCATCTAGAATTACTGGAAGGTCTGCCAGTAAGAGTAATTCCGAATGCAGGCTTTTGGGAAGCGTTTAGAGAGAGCAACACCCAGACTGTAGATGATAATACAGTTTTAGTAGTACAAGATGACTTTGCACACAGTCAAGTTTTGATGAGTGTGAAGCGAAAAGAATATGATGTAATTTTTCACCAGGCTGCTGTACCACGTGTCTCATATTCAGTAGAACATCCAAGTGATACAACTGATGTTAATATTGCAAGCACGATTGCACTTTTTGAGTCCGCAATTGATTCTGTGAATCGAATAGTTTGGGCATCATCATCTTCCATATACGGAGGTGCAGATGCATTGCCAACGCATGAAAGTACACGAAAAAATCCAAAGTCACCGTACGCATGGCAAAAGAGCGCTGTTGAAGACGCCGCTGCCATGTTTGGAGATCTATACAATTTAGACATTGTTTGCTTGAGATACTTTAATGTTTTCGGACCCGGTCAATATGGAGATTCTCCTTACTCAACAGCTGTATCTGCTTGGTGCAATAATACAAAGGCCAACAAGCCCTTAAGATCGGATGGCGATGGAACACAATCACGAGATATGTGTTACGTCGACAATGTTGTCGATGCCAACATTCTTTCCGCAACCGCAGACATCAAGGGCGGCTTCATGGGCAGGTGCTATAATATTGCATGCGGTGATAGGACAACTAATAATGAAATATTAGATTATTTTAAAAATAAGTTTTCTCATGTTATCATTGAAGATGCTCCATGGCGCCCAGGTGATGTTATGCATACGCAAGCAGACATTCGTAGAGCATGTGAAGATTTTGGGTACGAGCCAAAAATTAGATTCTGGGAAGGTCTAGATCATACAGTTGCCTGGTGGGGGCTTAATAAAGATGACTAATAAGATTGAAACATACTATACTTTTAGCGATATATTTCTAATACCTCAAATGACAAATTGCAGTACTCGTTCCAGTCTAGACACTGCCACAACGATAGGGGACATTGACTTAACACTGCCAATTATTTCTGCTAATATGGATACAATTACTGGTCCCAAGATGGCCATCGCAATGCAAAACTTTGGTGCCGTTGGAGCACTTCACAGGTTTAACTCTGTAACGCAATCTGTTCTAGATTATAAATCAGTTGCTGATAGAAAAAAAGATTGTTTTGTTTCGATTGGAGTCAATGGTGATTCAATTGATCGAGCCCGTGCACTTTACAATGCCGGGGCCAGAAACTTTATTATTGATGTAGCACACGGTCACTGTACAATGATGCGTTATACTTTAAGCGTCATAAGAAAAACATTTGGGTTAGCTGTGTATATTGTAGCAGGAAATGTGGCAACGCCTGAAGCTGTTAGAGATTTAGTAAGCTGGGGTGCAAACTGTGTCAAGGTTGGAATAGGCGGGGGCTCGTGCTGTTCGACTAGAGTAATCACGGGGCACGGCGTCCCAATGTTCTCTTGCTTACTAAAATGTTGTGAAGCTGCTGATAAGTTAGATAATGTAAAGATAATTGCCGATGGCGGAATACGATCATCAGGTGATATCATTAAAGCACTTGTTACAGGGGCCGATTACGTAATGATCGGAAGCTTACTAGCTGGAACTCACGAGGCTCCCGGTGATGAAATATACATAAACGGTGAAAGGTTTAAGTCCTTCCGCGGAATGGCATCTACAGCTGCGATGATTGATAGAAACAATCGCGACAAAGTCAGCATGCCCGTAGGCGAAGGGGTAAATACAACAGTACCAGTAAAGGGAACCACGGCCGACATACTACGTGATCTACAATCTGGCATCAAAAGTGGAATGTCTTATATGAATGCACACAGCATCAAAGAGATACCGATAGTTGCCCACTGGGGTGTACAAACAGCAGCTGGAAGTTATGAGGGAACACCACACATTCTTTTGGGAGGAAAATAAGATGTTTATGTCGAAGAAGCACAAGAAGACTGCCTGGGTCTCTAGCACAAGAAAAGTGGAGAAACCCTGGGGCGAAGAAAGCGTGTGGTCGGGATTTACGGGAGTTCACGGAAAGTCACTGTTTATAATGTCCGGTCATAAAACTAGCTTTAAATACAATACAACTAAAAATGAGACGCTCTTTTTAAGAAAGGGGCGTGCTCTTGCAATATTCGGAAATGAATATTCCCTAAGAGAGCCAGGACTTGAAAATCCAATCGAAGAAAAAATAATGTCAGAGGGTGACGTTTTGCATATTCAGAGTTGTTGTCCATATCGATTAGTTGCAATTGATGATTGTGAGTTTATTGAAGTAGGCGATAATTTAAGCTCCACAGCTGTTAGAATCGAAGATGATTATGGTAGATGTAATTCAGATAAACTGGAAAAATTGGAGAAAGAATGATAATCGATCCTGAGTTTATTGTTTTCACAGGCCCAATGTTTGGTTCTAAAACAACGAGAATGCTTGGAGCAATAGACAGATATCGTTACCAGAACAGATCAGTAATAGCTTTCAAACCTGCAATGGACGATAGATATTCGTCCTCAGACATATCAACGCATTCGGGAGGCAGGCTTTCAGCGATCTGTGTGAAGTCAGGTGAAGAAATAAAGAAAGTTGTAGAGGCTTTGACAAAAAAAATTGATGTAATCGCTGTTGACGAAGCATTCATGATTGAAGGTGCTGCCGAGATTCTGATCGAACTTTTTCAGACAGGATACACAGTAGTTATTTCATCATTGCAACTTTCTGCTTCTGGCAATGTTTTTACAGAAATCAGAGATATGCTACCATGGGCAACAAAGATTGAAGTTTGTCCAGCAGTATGCCCTGTTACAGGCCGCGATGCATACTATACACAACGAAAAGTTGAAGGTTTGGAAGAAATTGCAGTAGGCGGTTCAGACATGTATGAGCCTAGATGCTGGGAAATGTATACATATGTTAATAGACGAGCAAATCAAAATTTCAAATCGGGATTAGGATAATGGCTGTTGTTGAACCGAATCAAGTTAATTGTGTTATTTATCATGCAGATTGTACTGATGGATTTGGAGCTGCTTATGCTGCGTGGAAACAACTCGGTAATAGAGCAGATTATCATGCGTGCAAGCATGGCACCGAGCCGCCTGATGTAAAGGGAAAAAATGTTGTAATCCTTGATTTTTCCTTTGATAATGCTACAACTAAAAAAATGATTGAAGATGCTGATGGGTTATTAGTCATTGATCATCATAAGTCTGCAATGGTTGAGCTTCATGATATTTCTAATACTCATTTTGATATGACTAAAAGTGGAGCTATATTAGCCTGGGAGTTTTTTCATCCGGGCAAAGAACCCCCCAAGTTTATCAGATATATTCAAGACCGCGATTTGTGGACTTGGGGGCTTGAGTATTCGAAAGAGTTCAGTGCGGCTTTTGATATGGTCCCTTTTGAATTTGAAGAATTTGAAAAATTTGAAGATGATTCTGTGTTTGATGATGCTCGAAAGCGTGGTTCATTCATTCTTGCCTACTCCAAGACAGTAGTTAAAAAAGTCTGTGAACAAGCGCAAAAAAGAAAGTTTGAAGAGATGGACATACTAGTCGTAAATTCATCGCACTGGATGTCTGAAATCGGTTCTAGACTTGCTCCCGATTGCGACTTTGCTATGATCTGGTATTGGGATCATGAAGTTGAACATACCAAAGTTAGTCTTCGGGCATTTCATGATGCCGTTGATGTGTCTGAAATTGCAAAGAAGTTTGGAGGAGGCGGTCATAAGAAGGCAGCCGGCTTTCAACTTCCCCAAAACAAACATGTAGAAGATCTATTTGATAAACCACCAAAGTCTAAGCCGCCTCGCAAAAGACGACCAAAGGCAAAGAAAGAAGAAGTAACAGCAAAGGATAAAGATGAGTAAATCACGTATCAACAGAGGCATCAATCGTCGAGCAGAACTACGGGAGCAAGCTAAAGCTCTTCAGGAGGAACGGGCCTCGCGAAGTCCACAAAATCAGTTGAAGATATTAGATAGTCGTCTCGGCGTGAATATTGGCGCTACCAAAGAAAGAGAGAAACTTCAAGTATTAATTAACATACCCAAAGTGAAGAAGAAGGCTGATAAAGTTAAGCCGAAGAAGCAGGTCAAGAAGTGAACCGACCCAGTTGGGACGAGACCTGGATGGAATTTGCCCATTCTATAGCTAGAAGATCTTACGACCCGCGCTACCAAGTAGGGGCAATAGTTGTAACGTCAGATAATACGCAAGTGTTATCCGTAGGTTATAACGGCAATTACTCAGGCGGCCCCAATAAGGTGGAATCTGAGACTCCCGGAGAGTCAGGAATGCTTCATGCTGAGATTAATGCTTTACTCAAGTCAGATTATAACAATCCAAAAAAGAAAATAATGTATGTGACACTTAGTCCGTGCAGGATGTGCGCCAAGGCAATTGTCAATGCTGGAATTGATAAAGTTGTATATGATGAACAATATCGCGATACCTCTGGAATAGAACTTTTAAAAGAAGCGGGTATTTATGTTGAGAGATATGTATTAAACAGTAAAGAGAATCATTAGTTTGACTTCTTACGTTATAATTATGATGTAGGTATTCATTACGGAGATAATTAGCATGGCAACCAGCGCTCACCAGTTAAAAGATTTACTTTTTGAAGCGGATGAAGAAACGTTAGCATCGCTAACAGAAGATGATTGGTCTAGAATTAATGCAGGTCTTTTGACTGAGGCTGAGCTAAATGAGTTGCTAGGATTCTCTAGAAAAAAGACAATAATTAAAAAGATTTTAGAGTTGGACCCGCAGGAAGACAAAGATGAGCTCGCGGCTCTAAACAAATCTTCTCTTAAAAAAATGCTCAAAGCAAAACGCGAAGATGCCGGAGAGGATACTCGCGGTTTTTTTGCAAAGACTGTTGATAGAATTAAGGGTATTGGAGATATCGGAATGTTCTCTAATAAAGCGGGAACGCTTTTAGGCGGAACAGAGACATTTGATATTAAAAAGAGAAAAGCACTAAAGAGTAATGCTAAAGCCCAGGCAGAAAAATGGCTAAAGGCAATAGAATACCAGCCGCTCTCAGATCTTTATAGTGAGTTAGCAAAAGCAGAGTTTCCCAACAAGGCCAATAAGTCTGGTTTTAAGGCCGAAGCCCAGAAGTTTCAAAAGATCTATGACGATGTTGTATCTGCACACGAAGCAAAACAACTCGATACAAAGACAGCAAACACCATCATTGCAGTTCTCCGCGGAGTCGTAATTTACTTCCAAGATTTTGCAATGAACGACAAGTATTACTATAAAGAGAATAAAGAGCAGTCTCTTGCCGACCTACTCTTTGAGGAAGTTGAAGAAGAGAAGGAAGAGAAGATAGGCGCTGCTGAGGGTGATGTAGCTGCAAACTTTGAAGCAGCCTACGGAATGAAACTGCCGCTAGTTCTTATTAGCACCGGCGCCGGACTAATGGTTGCGGGATTTCTCGCTGATTCAGATCTTGTTTTGGGCATTATGGAGGGCATGAAGGATGTTACGGAAGTAAAAACGGCAGGTAAAGTTATAAAGTCTTCTCTAGAGACGTCCGTCCCTCTTGGGGATGTCAAACCAGGCGAAGGTATCATAAGAATCGTTCGACGTATGGTCCCTGGCGCAGAGTCATTCGGTCGCGCTGGCGGCCCATCGATGGGTGCTATTTTCGGTGGCGGAAAAAATGCTACAGTGTTGAAATTGGTCAAGGCATCAATGATGAATTCAGGCGGCCCTGCCGGTCTCGACGGTCTCATTTCTAGTAATGCTGACCCCCTGTCAACATTTGTACAAGGTACAATGTCTGGGACAGGAAAATTGGTACCAGTGGATACAACCTTATACGGAGTGCACCCGGGAGAATTTCATGACTCAGTTGTGACAGAGATCACAGACAATATGCCAGACACGACGCAAATAATAGAAGATGATACTCTCCGCAACAAGGTTCTAAACGGCCTTGCAAAGTGGGGCGGCGCAAGCTTGAAAGGTCTCGGCCTCGGTTTCATCGGCGGCGGATTAGCATCTGCTTTCATGCGTTGGAAGGGTAAGGGCGGCGAGAAAGGTTCCGGAAAGATTCGAGGCTCTCGTATGTCGATCCTCAAGGTCATGGTTGACAAATTCAAGGATGTAGGCAAAAAGGACGAGAAAGAGGATCCGCCCGTTCCTCCCGTTCCTCCCGTCACCCCGGGTGAAAGTGACTTTGAAGTAAATGTCGAACTAGAGACGGGTGGCTTTAGGATTTCTGTGAAAAATAAGACAGCAGAAAAAGAAGAAGAAGAAGGCCCCGGCCTTGACGTTGAGAGTTTTGTACCCGACCTACCTCGTTTGGTAGAGTTGGGACTAACGACTCCTAGTGCAGTCCAGCGACTTCTTTCAGAAGTGAGCGATTTTAACGGAGAATTTACCTTCAAGGGCGGCGGCCCATATCCAAAGGGCGAGGGTACATACGGCTCAACAGTAAAAGATCTCGAGATCTATACAACCATGGGCAAGCTTTTAAAAATACTGATCGATCGAGGACATACAGAACTTTCAGATCTGACGCAAGAAGAACTTGATGCTGCTATCCCAGCTGGCAACTTTACATTGAAAGACCTGAGAAAAGAAAAAGAAGAGCCGCCTCCAGGAGAAGAAAAGATTAGTTACGACGTCGACCTCGAAGATGATGAGACAAGATTTGTGGCGAAGACTAAGGACGGTGAAGAGGACGCGTTTACAAAGACCCCGGGCTACACCTATGACGAGGTACCAAAGGATCCGTCCACAGCATCATCTCAGCCAACGTTAGCTGATATTTTTAGAGCTGAACTTGATAATCTTCCCACACCACCTGATGCAGACGCATTTATGATTTCTGCTGAGGACGAGGAAAATCCTGATACTGAATATAGTGTTGATGACAATAGAAAAGAGGAGGAGGAGCCTGTTGCACAGCGACCTCGCCTCGGCCTGGTTCGCATGGACGACGACGGCCTCAAGGTTTCTAGAACATCAGATCGTTACGGTGATAAGAGATATGCTGCTGCAAAGACCGCATTTCAAGCTGCACAGGATCAAGGTATTACAGGCCGAGACACCAGCCCATCAACAGATGATATTGGTGATGACTATGGGATAAAAGCCCGCGGCAGATCAGAACCGCATCAACTAACATACAAGCAGATGGTGGGTAAGGGACGAGCAGGCTTAGCAAAGAACTTGAAGCCGGGGGTGGAAGTCGAACCCTATTTTACTCTTGATAAGTCGGCGCACAGCGATCTATACTTAAAGAAGCGTAAGACAATGAATGTTAAGGGTATGGGCAAGATTGAAAAGCCCATGCTAGGTACGAGCCAAAAAGCACGATCTGAAAAGGTGCTGAAGTTGATCATGAAGAAGTTCGTGGCAGGCAAGAAAAAGTTAACTCAGGTGCAGGCAAATAAAATCGTTAGCAACTATTGGGGTGATAAGCGCAAGAAGCATGCAGTTGACAAGACCCAGCGGGATAAGATCGTACAGGTTCTTGTTGCGTATGGTCTTGTAAGCGAGTCAGTTGATCAAGGTGACAATCTACTCACTGAATCTGTAACTCGTGCAGAACAAACGTTTGACCGCTGGTCAGCGCTTGCTGGCATAGGAGATAATAAGTGAGAGTATCAGAAAAACAACTTATTCGGATGATGCGCGAAGAGTATAAAGCACATCTTGAAAGTGTAATCAAAGAGCTTTCTGAAAAGCCAGCTGACGAAATGCAGCCGAGCCAGGATGTCGAAGATCCTGGTGACACCAAGAAAGATGAAAAGCCTAAGGACAAAGAGCCTCGCGTAAAATACGACAAGCTTTCAATTGATACGAGGGTGACTCACATGCCTTCTGGCGGCCCCCGCGGGTTTGAGTATACCGTAGTATCTATCGGTCCTGACACTGCGTCTCTTGTTGCAGGAGACGGTGAAAGGTTAGAAGTTGACAAACAAGAACTTGAAAAAGATTATGTGGTGGACTAAATGATTACAAAGAAAGAAGTAAAGGGCGTGATAAGAGATGCACTCGGTTTCGAAGAAGAGACAGTTTCTGAGTCGTTAGTTCTCCAAAAGAAGAAGTTCGATATACCTACGGAATTATTAACGCCCAAGAATAAGAAAGCACACGAAGGTCTATACGAGAAGTATGTACAGACATTTAATCGTGTAAGTGCAGAATTAGACGCTGCGAGTAGAGAAGATGCAGATCTTAATTACTCGAACTTTAGATGTCTCAAGCTCGATGAAACGTATAACATGAATGCTGTTTATCTACATGAGCTTTATTTTAATAATATAGGTGACACCCAGAGCGAGATCTCAATGAACACGCTTTCTTTCATGCGCCTCGAGAGGGACTTCGGGACATTTGACTCATGGCAGGAAGACTTTATTGCCTGCGCAAAATCAGCTAGGAATGGCTGGGTAGTGACAGGTTATAATACATACACACAACGATACATGAACGCAGTTATTGATTTACACAGCGGCAATGTTCCCATGGGATTTTATCCAGTCATCGTTTTAGATGTGTGGGAACATGCTTATTATCGCGACTATCTTTCTAAGCGCAAGTCTTATGTCTTCGCAATGATGAAGGAGCTTAATTGGGGTGTGATAGATGATAGATTTAAACGAGCCGAGCAGATTGCTAAGGCACTTAAGTAAGGAACCAATACAATGGCAAAGAAAATTTCAGAGTCTAAGATCAGGTCGATTGTTAGAAGACAACTCCAACTCAAGAAGTTGAATGAGCTACACAGTACTGTTGTAAATGAAGATGAGAAAAGAATGAACGTGTCTCAAGCAGCTGCCAAGGCAGAACTTAAAGTAGGCGGATCTATTCAAACAAAGATGGCTAAGCTTAAAGGTCTTCCTCGAGCATGGCTTATGAATGCTTTACCTCACATAATCGATGGTCTGGCCAACAAAGACATTAATAAACAAAGATTTGAGATGGCACTTGCCAAAATGAACATTGACAAGTCAGTGATCGTAACCCAGGCAGCTGAGGAAGAAGTCGAATAATGAAAAAATTATCATCAGATGAGATTAGAAGGATCATTAATGAAGAGGTATCCTTACTGAGAGAAGCAGTGTCTGGTGACATAGACTCTGTAGATCGTCAGATAGATGCACTACTTTTAGAGTATGAGGAAGATTCTCAAGAGACAAGGAACGAAGGAAAGACACTCAGATTAGCGCTCAAATACTTATTTGAAGCGTCTGAAGACGAAGAAGTTCCTGCTGAAGAAGAAGCCGAGCCCACCCCCGAAGAGGACCCGGATGCTGCAAGTGAAGAAGAAGTTCAAGACATGATAAAGAAGCTCAAAGTAGCCGGCTATGATATAAGACTAACTGTCGACAATTCGTCAGTCGCTGTTGACGAGCCAGGTGAAGAAGTTCAACCGCCGTTGAATACAGATAGTTTTTCAGACAGAGTGGCGAGATTAATCAAGAACTATAAAAATCTTCTCAATGTCGAGACTGTTATCAGGTCCAGGGTGCGACAGTTTATGTTAGATAGATATGATAAAGCGTCAGCTGATGATGTAGATGATAAGCTAGATGTACTCACACGAAAAGAAGGCACTTTTCTTGAAGATCCTGA